CTAACGCTTCCTTTCTCTGTTTCTCCAGCGTCATCTTCTCCCACTCCTTACGTGCTGACTCTTTTGCTTCTTCCATCTTCTTGAGATACAGACCATAGTACGTATCACTCTTCTGTTGCATATAGTTAGACACGTAATCTTCTGAGTCAAGACTCTCACGTATTCTGTCATTCTCTTCTGTGTGTTCACCAGTGTACTCTTCAACGAGTACCTCTACTGGATACGCACACAAATAAATATGGAATGGGGTTTCTACATAGGACAAACACTCACGACCATTAAGGTTGTTCAATACTTGGTTAGGCATAGGTGCATTTGTCTTACTTGTCATACGTCTCATTGTATGTTTCTTCCCTGCACCATATAGACCAAGTACATCTGCCTTATGTATATATACACCAAAACCAAGGTTCATTAACTCTTTATCCTTCATCTGGCTCACCCCCTTTCCGACTTCATTTGAATTGTACCATGGCTCCAAAAATTTGTCAAGGGGGTTTTTGAAAAAATTTTTCGGAAAAAGTTGTTGACAAAAATCGGTGGCTATGGTATTGTATTGTTGCCAAAAATTTTCAAGAACTTCAAAAGAAGGGCTTGACAAAGTTTCTGTTTTGTAATATAATATTGTTGTAGAAAAAAAGTGGACAATTAAATATATTAGTAACCGTTATATTGCGAATACATCTAAGACAATATGACACGGTGTTGTAATTACTATTGTTGACCGAAACTCAATCATGTAGAAAGATAAGGTTACAGGAAACCAGGGTACTTTATGTATTAGTATCTCAGTGAAGGCCAGAAGTTATCCACACTTCATGGGGGTCAGGCACAAGTAATATCCGTCATAGGGAGAATTTTTATGGTGGGTTAAAATCCACCCCCACAACATTTAGGCAGGAGGCTCAAGTCGAAAGACGGCGTTGGACAACCACTTACCAAGGGTTGAGTGAGGTTCAAGTTCTTCGAGAACTAGGTGTGTTGTCACCTTAAACGACCGAGGCGATGGGGTTCATTCCATTATCTCTGTTAAGACGCTACGTACTGACCGTGAAGTATGCAACCTTTACGGTTTTGTATGCGGCGTCTACCTCTTCACTCCCTCAGCTCCGGGGTTCATCCCCCCCACGGGGTGAAGCTCGGAGCTGCTAGAGATTATCTAACGTATTAATTTATACCTTACCTAGACTTTCAAATAAAATATACTCTTACCTCTTGACAAACCTTACATCCTATGATATACTATACATAGATTAAAGATAGTGAGGATGAAAGGAGAAAAAGAAATGAAAAAGAACACTATATTTAAGATGGGGGATGTGGTTTGGTCGCAGCATTTCGGATGTGGTCATGTCACTAGTACCAACGTTGATACGGGTACTCCGTACGTCATTGAAGTAACGTGGGAAGGCGCAGTACTGCGTTGCGATTACTTTACCTATGATGGGCAGTATGATTTGGATGACCCAGACCCAGATTGTGATATTCATCCGATTACAGATGTTAAACCACTAGAGTACAGTAAAGAAAAGAGAAGTCAGCAAGAAGAACAAAAGACTGGAAGCGCTACATTTGGTGCTTGGCTTAACGGAGCTAAGAATTATGCGCTTATGCAGGTTGAGAAACGTAAAGCTGGTAGCAATGCGGAGAGCGGTACTAGATTCAGGGAAGGCGATAAAGTTGTGTCCCGTGCTTTTGGTATCGGCGTTGTAACGAAAATTGCTGGCTCAGACCATACCTATCCAGTTATAGTAAAATGGGATGATAATCCTACGGCCAATATGACTTTCTCTGCTTTTACACTAAAGGGACATTATTTTAAGCATCGTTCAGATGCGGATAAAGATATTGTATTATTAGGGGATACGAAAACAATGGAGGATGACATGAAAGAAGAACTTAAAGTTGGTGACTGGGTATGGTTGAACCCTGACGAGAAAGGTATTATCACATTCATCTATCCTAACAAAGAGAAATGCATCGTCGATTCTGAATTGGATGGAGAGGTTGAGACGGTGATGGCTGGTCTTACGAAGGTTGAGTATTCACCGATTAACCCATCCCATTATCGGGTGGCAGGTATTCCAGAAGCTATTGATATCATGAAACATCTCATGACTCAGGAGCAGTTCAAGGGATTCCTTTGGGGTAACATTATCAAGTATGCGTATCGGTATGGACGTAAGGGAGATGAGCACGATACCGCAGGAAAGATTGAGTGGTATGCGAATAGACTTAGAGAAGTGTGCGCAGAAGAGAAGAAGAAGAAGCAGGAACGAGAATGAAACTTAAAAAGTTACTTAAATTGATTCCAGATGAATATAAGATTGGCATTACAGATTATGGAGAAGAGATTATGTTCGTTTCGTACGGGACGAAAGAAGAAGCTATTACGAACTTCGCCCAAAAGACAGCACTCACAAAAGAAGAGATTGAAGATATGAAAGTAGCTACCGTTAGTCCCTGTGCTAGGGTTTACTGTGTAGACCAACATGTATTTTGCGATACAGAGCCTCCGCTTAATGTTGAACCGCAGCTCTATATTGAAGTCCATATGACGAAGGAGTAATGTACAATGAAACTAGCAGAATTATTACCACTTATTAACGAGCAGACTATGATTGAGTTGTCATATTTAAGCGATTCTGATACTAGAGTGGCATGCGTCTACGATGATACACGTTCCGTTATTGATTATATCCGAGAAGAAGGACGGAATATAGCGGAGCTAACTGTTGTTTCTATAGACCCTGATATTTATTACATCGATGATTATTGGGACGAGTACGGTTGTCCAGAGTTACTCATTACCGTAGATGGATGGGAGAAAGAGGTTAAGTTAAAATGATTGAAGGAAACGGAATGATAGAAAAAATTTACATTGTCACAATGAACTGCTTAAATCTGATTCTATTGGCACTGGCAGCCTTTTTAGCGGCATACGGCGTATATTTATTAGTTCTCGCTTTTTAAGAGTGTGATTAAAATGACAAAGTTGGAGGCATAGCATGGAATATCTGGCATTGATTATTATAACTCTTTTAGCGCTAGTTTGTACAGTCGCTCATTTGTAAACTAGAGGTACGATATGGATTACTTCGGAATGTTTATCTTAGCTCTGTATCTGATTACGTATATATATATAATCGTTGTTACTATAAATTACTGGTAAATTGGAGGTCATATTATGTTTGATTGGAAAGGTTATATTGCTAACGTAGCGCGTAATATTGTAGTTGCATCCTCGTTCATTGGTGCGGTGGCTGCACTTCTGGAGGGTTATGTAATGACTGGTGTATTGTTTATCCTCGTCTATGCAATCACAATAACCGATGAGGAATGGTATTATATCCCAGACGATGACGACGATGGTGATAATAATGACACGGGAAAGAAGGAGTAGCTTTTATGAAATTAAAAGAATACATGTACTACTTAATTGCTAGTGAACCTGTGACTATCAGAGATGCAGAAGCAGATGAACGCCCATATCGATACTGGTTTGAAGGATCTACTACATTTGCAGATAAGACACTAATCCCTAAAGAGGTTCTGGATTTAGAGGTGCGTAAGTTTGGCGGTGACACTTACTTTCCTGGTACGTTCTGTCCAGAAGAAGATGGATGGCTTTACGATGCCTATGAGGATTGGCGCGGATGTGTTCAATTTTACGTTGATGGTTTTCAGGAAGTAAAAGATAAACTAAAACTTAAAGAGACTGTTATGTAAATTAAAAAGGGAGGCTTTCGCCTCCCTATTTTTATTGCTTAATTCAGCAAGTTGCCAAGTGCTCTTACGTCAGAACGTACAATCTCAGCTTCTTCACTCTTCGATTTAGTTACCATCTTCTCTGCCTGTTCAGCTGTAACCTTTGGCTTGATATATTTATCTACTGTCTTATGTGCCTGTTCTGGTGTCTTACCGTAGTCTTGCAGTTTCTTGAAATTAGCTTCCGTCGGGTTATTGACGTAAGCAATCATTACGTCTTTGGTCTTGTTGGAATATTCCTGATTCTCGTCGGTGACAAATCTATTGATGTCTGTATTGAGTTTATTCTCGATTGTGTTAAAGCCCATAAAGTTCTTAGCTCTGTCTGTGTTACTCATAGACTGATATTCCGTCTTAGGTATTAACTTGCTGTAAGAATAATACTGACCTCTAGCTGCCTGTAGCCATTTCGATGCCGCTGGTACTGCTTTCAACCAAGCGAACATTAACTGGTCTGTCGTGTACTTGTCGTACAGGATAGCGTCATAGCTTGCGCCGACCGCAGAACTGAAGTCGATAGCAGTACCCAACGACGGGCCAGCAAGGTTACGTAAGTCTGTTGGGTCTTTCATGATATCGGAAAGGCCCACCTTCTTGCTGATATCTACACCTAACACTGGAGCTGCGATACCATAGCACAGTGCTTCGCCTACAGCCTGTGATACTGGGCCTCTTTTACCTACTGCTTTCAGGATAAAAGATTTTATCCAGTCCTCTGGGTTTGTGCCAGTGATTGCCTGAGACATACCAGAAATCATAGTCATCATCGGGACGCCAGAGATAACACCAGAGAACAACATCATTGTTCCAAGGAATCTCTTGAGTTCTGTGCTCTTTTTGTTCTTGAGCATCCAATACATGAAGTGGAAAGTCTGGAACCCGTAAGATGCAAACTGGAATACACACTTAGCAAGCTGTCCGCCTTTAGCCAAGAGCAGTGGGTCTGTCGCTCTGTTGAAGTTGAAGTTCGTGCGGTATACGAAATCTCTAATCATAAGCATACGCTGTGCGTTATATTCTTCTTCGCCAATCTCTGCTTTGCTTTCGCGGAACTTCTTGTACTTAGGGCTGGTGTCGAGAATATGTTGTGCTGTAAGTGCAGCAAACAATCTGCATGCAAGGTCTGCGCCTCTGAATCCACCCATACCTAAATCAAGAATCTTCTTACCAGTTGTCGGCATCTTATCAATAAGGCTTTCACCTTCGTATGCACTACCTGCGTTGCCCAACTGAGCAGCCACATCGTTCATGACTAATCCGTCATCTTTGCCAGTCAGTGCATTGAACGTTTCATCGAATACCTGCAGTTCGATAGCTGTCTTATCACCCTGTTTCAGTGCTTCATGGAACGCATTTTCCCCCTCTTGTTCGAGTAGTGTCTTTCCTTTCTTGGTAAGATACAGGTCAGCCATTACCTGCTGAATCTCTTTGCCGTACTTGCTTACATCGAAATCGTTCTTTAAAATGTCGGACGGCTTATGTGCCTTAGCTAAGATACCTGGCATCTTCTTCATAGCGTAACCAAACGCCTCTTCTCCACCGAGTGCATACACGTTAGCTAACTGTGCATACTGTGCGAGTGCTGTACTTACGTTGAACATACCGAGCTTCAGGTAAACGTTGATAGCAATACTGTTATGAAGCAGTGCAGGAAGCCACATGTCTGGGAGGTATACGCCGCATGCGTTCAAAATATTACGCATACCAGGAACTGCATAGATAGCATCAACCACCATTACACTGAGTCTTCTCATGAATCCGTCTACTGGTTTATCTCTACCATTCATATTATCTACGAGTTCACACATAATATTGTATTCCGAATAATAGGAGTCTCTCTTAGTTCTATCATAGTTTCTGCCAGTGTGCTTGTAAATAGTCTGCGTCATGTCTCTATAAAACGGAGTCAGTGCTTCGACACTGTTCACGGTATGTAAGTAGTGCTTCAGAGAACCGATGACATCGTGGGAATACAGTCCGCTATTGGACGTACGTTCACGAGCATAGTTAGCTGCTAAATACTGAGCGCCATTTGCTTGTAAAGCTCGGCTAACCTGCTTGAATGTCTTCTTATTCTTATCTTTGCTGACGCGAATCATCTTGGCTGTCTGAATCAAACGTGGTTTGTACTGGCCGAACTCTGCCTCATCTTCTTCGTTCATATTGCGAAGAGCATTAACAACTTTCTCGATACTATCTTCGCCCTGCCATTCTTCATTATCGTTAAACTTCTTACGGATAAACTTTGCAAGTCTACCTGTGATATCTATTTCAGCTTCTTTCTTCCCTCTCTCGACGTCCTTATTCGTGAGAGTGCCAATAGCTGTATCAACATTACCGACGATATCTGTGCGACCGCCACCCTGTTCTTGCAGCCATTCATCGCGTGTCTTTTCTACATACCGTTCGTTCTTCCCAATAGGATGTTCATTTCTGTACTTAGCTCTCTCGCTCTTACTCTCAAAAGAACCAATGCTGTATGTAATAACGCGATAATACTTATCGCCTCTCTGAATGATAAAACCTTCGTCCACAGACTTTTTGTGTTTTTTAGCCTGTTCTTCAGCAACCTCGTGCCATACTTCTTTCTGAAGGATATATCTAGCGTAGTATCTCGGTGCGTATGCGTGCAAGAACCCAGTCTTTGTACGGTTAATGATATCATCATTCTGCAGAGCTCTCTTCTGTTCTCTCGAGTATGCGTTCATCAGCAGTGCACGATACAGTGCTTGGCTCGCGATGAATCTATCAATGATTGGTTGAGCGTAACCCCTCTGCTTCATAACTTTACGCCTAAGCTGTTCGCATTCTTTTAATACCTGTTTCTGTAATCTAGCTCTCATACGAGCCTGACCCTCTGCACCAGTACCATCTTCGTTCGATGGGTATGCAATAAACAGGTTTTTGAACTTACCGTTCTGCATGCGTTCATCTTTACATGCATAGAATACCAGCGTACCAGTGTCCTCTCTATACCAGAAGGCTTGGTTCTTATAGAACTTTTTACCCTTCTTCTCATAATAAGCTCTCATCTTATCAATTTTATCGTTCATTTTAGCCATTGCTGTAGCCTTGTCTGGTTCATTATGAATAACAAAGAATACGTCGTCGTCGTATACTTTAATCATAGCATTTCTACCAGAGGAAGAACGATTCTTACATCTCTCATCCTGCCCAGCTTCGTACGGAAGGTCGAACAATTCAACGAGGTCTCTACTTCTATCACTATTGACGTTGATTTCAGTATTGAAATACTGTCTCAGTGCTTTAGTCTGCAACTCATTCCCTTTGATGGTAAGGAGTTGTTGCAACTGCTTAACGTATGCGTCACTTTGTGCATTCAATTCCTGTTGCCAAGCGATACAACGCTGAGACTCATCGAACAGTCTATCAGAATCGGCCTTGCTAACAAATTCTTCTAACCATCGCATACCTGGCATCCATGCGAGCTTAATGTCCTTAGCGTGATTAACTTCACTTGTGGATGTCTGAGCAAATGTCTTATTGCGCTTGTTTGCGATAGCATACAGTAACTGCATAAACCAACCATGCGGAGAGCCAGCGTCCTGAGACACATCGCGTACAGTGGTGATGGCACCTTTACCAGTACCAATGTTATTCTTTTTCTCAGGTTTCTTTTCCTTTTTAATTTCCGCATACTGATTGCTCTGTGTCTTGAAATTGAGTGTACCAGTATTATTATCTTTCGCGGTATTTTTAGGTTTACTATTACTGTAATGGGAATCAAACGTCAGCTTCTCCACAGATTTTATTGCTTCTTTATATAACTGTTCTCTCATTCTCTTCTTGTCTTCGTTTCTAATTTTATGGCCTGGGTCTTGTATATCCAATTCACGAAGCAGTTCTGCAGATTTATAAAGCCATGTGGTCATAAATGGTGACGAGTCGCTTCCCGCAATGTTCTTACCTGGGTTGTCGCTAGCGGCAGCTATAAGAGCTTCAGCACCAGCCCTATGTGGAGGTGTAGTATTCAAATGGCTGTACGTTTCTGTAATTAGTTTTTTCGTTGAATAGAACAACGGTATCTCTTTATTGACTGTCTTAGCGCCGAATATAATGCTAGGTAATATCATCCCCATGACTAAGGTTTCGTAGTTACTTGCGTCAGCTTTATCGTAAAACATACCAAGTGTGGTAGCCCCGACTTTACTAACGAACCTAGCATCGCCAGTTTTAGTACCATCATAACCTATTAAGTTTGCTATATTCCATATAGCTGCTGTATCTTCGATGAGCTTATTCACATCTACAAGTTCTGCAATCGCCAGTATCTGTCCTGCTAACAAACTATTGTTAGTATTCAAAATCTCGAGAGATTTTTTAAGCTCGTTTTTAAGTGCTCTCCCAATGGCTTTTTCGGCGTCATCTTGCAGTTCCTCTGGAAGTTCCTGTGCGTTTCTGTCCACAGTGAGACCCCCAAATTTGTCGTCTTTCCAGTTTGCGTCGCTAGGAAGTGCAAGTCTATACTTGCCTTTTTTCACGTCAACTGTAACTGCCTCATCGGTAAATGCATGCATTAACTCGTGATATACAGTGGAACGATGGGCGTCTGCTACTATTCTACCCATGGATTCTTTATATTCACTATTATCATCCATCTTACTGTGAATGTATGGCGCAACACCCAACGCCTTGCTTGCCCTATTCACAAACAACAGATGTGCAAACCGAATGTCTGCGTTTTTATCCAGAGGCTCTTCAAAGTTAGTGCCCAAGAATGCCGTGTTTTCTTTACTCATTCTAACGACATCTGTTTTTGTCTTCTTTAAACGTTCCTCTTGCAAGTCTCTAATAGCGTCTGCAGTCCGTGGCTGCAACCTATGTAATTGCTCGCCATAGATTATATCCATCGCGTTCTTTAAGTCCACATTTTTTACATCGTAAGACTGCTCAGAATCCACAAGTTCTGGATTTGAAGTTACGCTTTGAAGAAGTCCACCTAAGATATCTGCGGCCATATTTGTAGAATCAAGCCCTTTTAACCTTTGCGATGCTATCGTGAATAGCGAACAAATGTTAGCGATATCGGTATACGATAACTTATCTTTCCGTGCAAGTTCATAGCTGAATGTATGTAACGATGTAATTAAACCATCACTGCCCATCATTCTATCATTATGTGCCATCATCAGGTAGTTATATTTCGGGTCTACCATCAAGTCTTCGATGGTGTACGGAATATCTTTACCGTATTCTTCCTTCAGGTCTGACTTGTCTACAGAACCCATATACTGTAGTAAGGCAGCGATAGGGTTCTCATCTGGGTCAAGTCTCTTCTTTGCTGTCCACTTTGTAGAATCTGTGTCATGAATATCGACACTACCTTTGATATTCTTAATTGGAGAACTGTCCGTAATATCAAGTTTTTTGACCGTATAGTACCCATCCTGGTAGTCCATTATGTTGAAAGCACCAAGGACTGCTTTTCTAAGGTTAGTGTAAGCCCACGAATTGATGTATCCGCTCTCTTTTATTTTCGTATCGCTATAATTAAACTTCGGTCTTTTGTCTACAACGACAAACCTCTTTTTTCGTTTATCTACTCGAAGAGCAATTCTATTGATAGCGTCACGAAATTCACTTGGCCCTTCAACAATTATCGGGTTATTCTGAGGATTGTGGACAGTACCGTGCGCTCTCATTAAAGAGTCGTCTCTAGCAACGCCCGCAATTTCCAACTGCTCAAGGCGCACGAATCTATTAACGTCTGCCTTAATCTGTTTCATGATTTGCTCGCGCACCGTTGCTGGTGTTTCGTTCTTAGCTTTTGCTACCTGTTTAATATACCCATCAAGACCGTTATTGATAAGAGCGTCTTTTGGAAGTTTATTGTTTGTAGCTAGTACTGCCTTTACAATAACGTTGTTAGAAATACCAGATTCGTCGATGTTGAAATAATCATGTAACAATGTAGTAATAGCACCGACTACAGTACCAGACGATATCGTAGTACCGTGGTCTGCGACATAATTAGTATCATAAGGTTCAGAACCTTTTTTTTTGGCGTAGTATTCTGTAGCGTCACCTTTAATTAAGTTAGGTTCTACTTTCTCCTTGCCAGCAGCTGCGTTTACGGCCCTCTCTTCACGTGGCCCAATGACCACACAGTTATCCGCCTGACAAAATTCTTTAAGTTTAGCCTCATCTTTTTTAGATTCTTTATACTGCTTGTCTGTTAGCAGGTAGTTCATCCCTTCATAGGATACAACATGCTTATCGCTTCTCTCAGCGGCGAACTTTCCTCTGTTTAATCCGAATCTATAATTGTATACTCTTTTATCAAGTTTTACGTCTCGATGACCAGGGATGGCTTTATTTACGTATACGTTTTGGTCTCTTGCCATCTTCTTAGCCATATATTCAATCTTAGCCTCGAGTGCTTTGGATAACAGTATTGCATCTACTTTTGTGACACCATGCTTTACAGCAAATCCTAACTTCAAAGCTACACTACTATCTTCTGGAGAAAAATGTCCAGCACCCATCATGCCAGTCGCAACTACGCCTCGCTTTGCCTTATTGATAGCGTTCTTCCACCTGTTAACAAAATCATCTTTTGTTTTGTTGTATTCCTCCTTGCTCTTAACTCTCTCGCTAAATTTCTTGCTACATTTTTTCCACAGGTCTTCAATCCATTCATCCTTAAATGTGTTTAATCCTTTGATTGTGTCTTCATCGTAGCCGAGCACTTTCATAATCTGTTCATACTTATTTACATTCAGCTGTCTGCGCTTACCGTTTTCTGTTATGATAGGAAGCATATCGCTAATACTAATGTCTCCGAAGTCAACTTCATTATCAGCCACAAACTTAGCAACAAACTTACTTTCTTCAAAGGTGTTCGCTGGCATCATCATTGCCGTAGTTTTAGTATTAAGCCACGGGAATTTAGTGGTACGTCTATTGACAAGTTTGTTAACTTCCTTACCGTCAACACGCATCTTACTAATAATATTGTGGCTATAACTTAAACCAAAGAGTTTTTTACCTCTTGTGTCTTTCTGAATGTCTTGACAAATTTGTTCAAGTCCCTTATCAAAGGCTTTCATGCTAACGTGCCAATAGTCTCTATCAATACCTTTAGTTCCAGCAGTAGGGAATATGCTATTAAGTTTTTTAATCAAATCAATAGCGTATTCGCGAACGTTATCTGCATCAGAACTATCTTTATGTTGTGCAAATTCAGACTCACTAAGGTCGCCATAATTATCCCTCACTGTTCTTACGATAAATGCAATCATAAGATTTGCCTTTTCAGTAGAAGACAGAAATGCACCATCCTGATTCTTTTGCTTCAACATCTTTTTATAGAGTCCTGTATCCAGCTCGTTACATAACTGAATCTCGAATGATGTAATGGCAAGGTAACGAGCTGCTCGTGCCGCTACTGTATAATCAACACTTCTTTCAAGTGTAAGGTTGTCGTTGTTTGTAAAGTCATGGTGAATTGATATGGTTGAACTTCTTTCATTCTCCACGCCACCACCAGTTTTATCCTGACGTTTATCTCCAATATCGTCATCGTCTTCGTTATTCTGTCCACTCTTATCTTGGGCTTTCTTCTGTCTATACTTTTTAGCTTCTTGCTTCTTCACTTCTTCATTATCTGTCTGCTTGTATCTATCTTTAGCTGCTTCAGCTAAATCAAGGGCTTCTGCTATTATATTGGCTTTTGAAATTGCAACAGCTCTACCTTCTCTAGTTAAGGATTTATTTCCAACGACATCGTTTACAAATGCGTCATGGAGCCTATTAACATAATCCTTGAGGTCAAGGTCTGCTTGTGATTCTTTTTTGTCATTGATGCCGTACGCTGCTTGTATAATAAAGCTCTTGCCGTATTCGTTTGCTCTCAGTTCAACCTCTTCCGGCACTTCTTGTAATGTTTTTATAATGTCTTCTTTAATGTTGCCAAGTTTCTGCATGGTTCGATATGCATGCCAAGCCGCATCCCCTTCCTCTGTATTCACTACAGAAAGGAAAGCGTCTGAAAAGGCATAAATAAATGTCTTAGTGTAGTCATCAAAACCCTTACCAGTTTTCTTGAACTCATTCAGCAATTCTCTCAGTTGCTCTGCGTATGGCCCACGAACCATTTCATTATTAACGGCGGCAATAATCTCCCTACGACCAGTAGATTTAATGCCTTGCTGTGACTGAGTATACTGCGACAAGAACCATGGGAGTGCATCTGCAAACTTCTTCATTCCATATTCGTGGAGTTCTCTTGGCATATTATATAACGACATCTCGTTAATCATCCTCTGCGCCGTCTGTTTGTCTTCATCCCCACCGATAAACAAGTCACCAGTTACGGAGTAAAGTTGCTTAGGAGCAACCTTTGCCAAGATTATGCTATCGCCACCGCGGTCTATTAAATACTGCTGATACTTATTTTCAAGAACGTAATAGAACCAAGTATTTAAGCTAGCAACAGCTTGAGGTTCCTTATCGCTTTTCTCCATCTTAACACGTACACCATCATATGTTGCAATAGCAGTATGAATAGCGCCTGGTAAGATATCGAGCAGGTCAGCGTAGGCATCTTTGAAGGAAGTAGGGTTATCAAAATCAACAACACCATTGCGGTTTGCGCCATTAGCTACCGTCATTTTGTTCCGAAGTAAGTTAATACCATAAGACGCCAGCGCACCGAAGGCAGCTATGTACTGCATCTTAGCATGGAACTCTTCTTCTTTACTCTTAAATTTATGAGCACCACCAAGAAAACTAATATACTGTTTTGCCTCTGGTAAAACGGTTACGAGACTGGCGAAAGACATCCTGTTGATGGTTCCGTAGTATTTACCAACAACGTCCTTCAGCTCTGTATACAACTTTCCGTCACGATACTCATTGTAGTGTTGATTTGCTTTAGCATCCGCAGAGTCCTGAACAACTCCTGTCTGCACAAATTTTAACGACGGCAAGTCGTTACCTTTTGATGACTCTTGTGTATCGCCTTCTCCATGACTACGACTAGTAATGGCATTGTTGAATCTGCCAAAGGCAGCATTCATGCTATCGAGTTCGTCGTCAAGGTCTTCGTCGCTATCAATGGTTTCATTTTTATTCTCTTCGTCTGGTGTACCGCCATCGTCCGCGAACAGGGGATTATCTTTTTCCTGTAGCTTAGGTGTTACTTCTTCCTTGTTAGTTTGTTCTGGACTGGTTTCGGAATCTTCAGTTTTGCTGCTCGTCCCATTGTTGTCGAGCCGCCCCTGTTGATGTGTGTTCCCCCCAGTTTCTGTCCTGGCTTCTGTCTGGTTGTTTGTACTACCTTCGGTGTTCTCGGATGCTTCAGTGTTTTCATTTTTCCCTCCTGTTTGAATATTCGTAACTGGTGTATTTACACCCTCCTTTTTCGGAGTGGTAGTTACACCCTTGTTATCAGTAACGTTAGCAGCGTTCTTAGTATTATCTTCTGTGTCGATATTCATGACCCTATTGTAAACGTCATCAGGAACTCGCTTCAAAATATCCACAGCCATGGACTTTGCTATATCTTCATTAGCTATCTTGAAAAGTCCCCAAGCAGATTCGGGAATATTCACAGAGCCAGCTTTATTAAGCTGTCCGATAATTTTACGGGCGCGACTTAATCCGTTTGGTTCGTTAATGTTTGCAATAACATTAGCCTTGGAATTTCTGTTTGTATCTACACTACCTGCTACCGGCTGGGTAGTTTTACCTACTTCGTTAGGCTCTTCCGTTTTCATCGTTGAATAACCTTGATTTGCAGCATTTTGAGCATTCTGTACTGGTTGCTGCTGTACCTGTTGTGTAGCCTGTTCCGCCTGCGTCGGAGCTACCTGTGTTTTTTGTGGTCTTGTCACGCCACTAAGCGGAGATACGCTAGGCCTCTCTGTCTGCATAGGTGTCTGTGGCTGTTTTGTTTCTTTCTGCGGGACAGTCTCCTGTTTTGCAACAAGAGGAGTCTGTTCTGTCGGTGTCTGCTGTTCTGGCTGTACCTGTTCCTGTGGTTTCTGTACTGTCTGCTGGGGTTCTTCTGCAACCGTCTGTTCTACTGGTACATCAGCAACATCCTCAACAGGTTTCTGTTCCTGTTTATTCTTAGCCACCATATATGCGTTCGGGTCAACAGCTCTAAGTACATCGCGAATAGCCTTAGTGTCGCCATTGTTTGCTCTATCAAGAAGCGGCTGATTAACTTTCAGGAATCTGCTTTTGGTTTTATCTGCCAACTCTTCAGCCTTACCGTTCGGAGCCAGAGAGCGAATAATATCCTGTGCTTTCTGAATAGCTTCTGTGTCAGCATCTTCCTTACCAACACCTTTAATGACATTCTTGATGTCATCCTTTGTTGCATCTAATTCCTGCTTTGCCTGTTTAACTTGAGCTTTTCTTTCGTTGTTACGTTCCCTGATAGCCTGTACTACATTTTTTCTATCAAGGTTAGACAGGATATAGTAAGCAGCATTGGTGTCACCCTGTACTGCTTTATTTAACAATTCAGGAGAGAGTTTTGCATTCTCCTCTGGAATATTCTTATTGATTGCATCAATGTCAGCATTGTTATACGCTCTAGTAAGGACATCTGGCAAGTCTGCCATTCTAGCCCTAGTAGAGTCAACAGCTTTAGACAGTGCATCATTACGCTCGGTAGGCTGCTGCTCTTCTTCTACTGGAGTCGGAGCTTTATCTGTTAGCACTGGAGCTTCCTGTGCGGTCTCATTCGGCATAACGGATTCCGTGCTGGTCTGCTGTGGCATTACGGTATCGTCAGCAACCGCATTCTGTGCAGGAGTCTGTGCCACAGGCATTTCGTGTCCAATATAATCAGACAGGTCTGTGCTATCTGCAAGAGCGTTAGCAATACCCGTTGTCTGCATCAGGTCGTTGTAGTCGCGTTTAGCTTCTACTGTAGGGCCAAGAGAATCAATGTTGTTATATAGGTAACGTCCTACGTTACGTGCACCAGCTACACCGACACCAGATACAAGGGTCGGCAAGAACGCAGAGTTGAACGAATTGATTTCGTCGTCAGTGAAATTATTCCAATCACCATTTGCAATATCGCGGAAAAAACTACCAGCGTCAGCACGGTTATCATCAAACTTATTAGCCATGGCATCCTGTACACGCTGCTGCCATGCTTCCTGAAAGCCCTCACCAAATGCATTCGTCAGTCTGTTGCCGATGAAGTCGATTGGTTTGCTAGCCGTAGACAAACCATATGCAGCTCGTCCAAGTAAGGTATCTGCACGCGCGGCATCACCCAGTACCGCACCAGCTACCTTGCCACCATTAGACGCGAGAGCGTCAGCAATACCAGCTTTTGCAAGACCTTTGCCAGCAAGAGAGAACAGACCACCAGTAGCACCAGTAGCTACATCAAGTGCAGTGTCCATAAAGGAAGAACCAATAAGTTCTGCGTTTTTGTATGGGTCGCTAGTAAAGCTATCCCATGCTGCTTGGTCAATATCTCCGTCGTATACAGTACCAGTCGGTCTCTGCCCTGCTTTAATCTGTGCTTCGATGTTGTCTCTCTTCGCGTCCATGTAGCTCTGTCCGAAGTTAGCACCAACTTCAAGGCCAGCACTACCTAAGACGGCAAGAGTAGGAAGAACCGCACCACCGCCAGCGGCTAATGCGGCACCTGCTAACATACCAGGAGCAGACGAACCAAGCATAGTACCAGCGTCGCTGTAAATACCATGTGGGTCAAGGAAGTATCCAAGAGACCAACGAGATTTGTCTGGGTTGTTGTCATAGTCATTAGCCCAGTCAGAGTATCTTGCCGCCTGTCTCGTCAGGTCGCCACCGACTCCTGCTAACCACGGACTATCTGATACTACCCCAGCAGCAGTTAAAGCCCCACCAAGTGTAGACTCGGCGGAGCTTGTAAGACTGTCCCAAAAACTACCAAAGATGCCCTGGTCTGGGTCACGTTCAGACGGAACCCAACCAAGAGCCAGCTTATCTTGGTATTGTCTGTCTGCCTGGTCTAACGCAGCAGCGAGCTGTGCCCCTGGCTGATAATTATTAAACCTTACTGCCATGTAACCTCCTTTATATATTAAAAGAATCTATTGACAATTTGCCCTTGTGATACCATGTTTTCTGTCGCATTCGTAGAATTTTGAATGTCTCCTAATGTTACGGCTTTTCCATCCGCAGTAGTGCCAACTACCGTATTCATGAACGTATTAAGCAGTCCTTGGTTTACATTGTTTTGTGCTTCTTGGTCTGCTGGGTTTGTACCAGCTGGATGTGACATCTCCTGAGACTGAGAGATAATCGACGCGGCAACGTTATCAAACAACTCGTTAGCCGTACCTCTTCTACCAGTTTGCTCCATCACCATACCATAATCTGCAATCTTCTTCAGTGCAGCTTGTGTGGCAAGGTTACGAGCTTCAGCAGTAGAGCTTGGGTTCCAGATAATATTCTGAGCTTGCTTGAACTCTGGGCTATTTACTAACTTATCAACATTGTTTTTAATACTGTCCTCATCTTCCACGACGTACCCAATAGGAGAGCCGCTACTGCCAGCAGAAGCAGTACCACCTTTTCCTTTACTATAAGAACCACCATTGATAATAGCTGCAAGTCTTGCTTTTTGTAATTCAAACTCTCTATCCTTATTCGCTTGGTCTTGCATTGCCTTATACGCATTATTGTTAAGGGTCATCTGCTTTCCAACCATTGCACCAATGTCTGCAAGCTTCTTACTGTTCGGGTCAAACTGTACACCAGTAAGAGCTGCACCAAGTTTAGCAAGGATAGCGATGTTAGCTGTGCTATTACTCTGTGCGATTTGGTCAGCGAACTGTGCCGCCATTGTTTTCTGCATGTTCTTATTGTCGATACCGGCACCAGTACGAGTAGCGTCGGCGGACATTTTGTTAATCAGGTTGAAGAAATTCTGATTGCGGTTGTGAGCGCCCATAGCTGCCGCTGTAATTTCTGGAGCCTGTCTATCTAAATAATCATTGAGGATTCTACGCTCTGGGTTAATGGTCGGCTGGTTCACCATTCTGTTGATGAAATCCATTGGCAGTGGTTCATTAGGGTCATCGAATCTGCCGCCAGCTTTTAGATAGGCACCAATAAGATTTGTCTGGTAAGGGGAACCGTTATTAGAGATAGAGTTTGGAGTTGCACCAAGCATATCCATTACATCCGACGTGTATTGGTCAATAGATGTCCCATTACCATCAGTAAAATCTCCATTGCCAATGTTACCTTCACCGCCAAGCCATGCTTGTACAGCACCCTTGACGCCATGTTTGTCAATCAGGTCTCCCATGTACGCATGTGCTACTGCCTCTTGGTTTGACGGCGACCAATCCGCACCATCAAGGCCGTGCTGTTCCGCAGCTTCTTCAAATGTTGAAGGCATAAACTGGTACTTACCACGAGCACCAGAGTCAGCGATAACGTTATATGGGTCTTCCTCGCCGCCAGATTCTCTCTGAGCAATAGCTCGAAGTACCGAATCAACAACGTTGTATTGCTGTCCTTCGTTAAAGAAATCTGTAGCTGCCATTAAAACAATCCTCCATACCCATTATTACGAGCGAAAGACTTAGTATAATCACCGACACGATATCCCATAGGCTGTGTCAAAGAATAGTTCTGCCAGCTATCCATCGGGTTCTGTACCATAGTCTGTGTGCCCTGTGCACCTGTCACACCGTTGCCTTTCGTGGCATCATGGATGCCCTGATATGCACTATACAGCTGTCCCAGTCCACCGAGCTGGCTAAGGCCATAATTCTTAGCACCATTCAAAGCGCCAGCCCAACCAGAGCCACCAGTAGCAAGACCCACGACAGCACCTTTAAGCATAGAGCCAAGAAGTCCTGGGCCTTTATTGGCAGCCTCCATACCTTTATTTACGGCTTCCTGCGTAGCTTTCTGCCCTTCTTCCTGAGATGCTTTGCTCAGTGTACTATCTCTAGTAGGAAGGTTTGTCTGGTCTACCTGTGTAGCACTCTGCATCAACTGACCTGCATCTGGTGTTGCAACGTTATTGGTGAGTGGCTGACCAGTAAACGGATTCGTCATAGACCAATCGCCAACGGTAGGGAGCAATCCTGTGGTAGTGTCGCCAATAGTCGGAGTAGACGGTGTACTCTGGTTTGGATTCGGATAAAATTTATTTGGGTTATAGCCCTCATACGGGTTTTGGTTATATTCCTTCAGTGTATGCTGTTGTGCATACCCCATGTTAGCGTGCTCTCCGAATCTATCTTTCCAAGAGTTAGAGTTAGTCATAATGTTCGCAAGTCTATTATTGTCAACATTCGTAATACCATAGTCAGCAAGCAGCCCCATGACATGTGGGTCAGCTTTCAGTTTATCAACATCGTACGTACCATCGTCGTTACGATACTGTCCAACGCCATTGATAATGTCATTTGCCTGTTTAAGTCCAGCAGTAACATTGGTATCGTAGCGAAGCTTAGCGTCATCACGGTTATGTCGTCCTTGCATAAACAGACCAATCAGCCCGCTCTTCCCATCACCGCCATTGGCAGCGTTAAGAGCGTTAGCGACCTGTGTGAGGAATCCTTCGCCGCTACCGGAGAGTAACCCACCAAGTCCAGACAACGGCCCGTGAGATACTTCCCAGTTATGAGTAACAGGAGCAACAATCATTTATATATCACCTCTCTTAGAAAAACCCTCTCTTAGAATGAGTGTTTGTGTTAGTTGCAATATACGATGCGTTATTGTATACGTTACCAACGGAGTTAAGCGTATTGTTACCAGAAGTATTCACACCACTAGCAAGAGCAAGCCACTGTGCAGGTAAGTACATACTATTCGCCTGAGTAGAGGAGTTAAGATTGTACTTATCGTTAGCGTTCTGAACCTGCGAGTTGATGAGATTAAGATTCTGACCAAGTGCGTTGTTGGTAAGGTTAGCAGCCTGATTAAGATTGTTAGCGTAATCCTTTGCCATCTGATTAGATAGGTTCTTCTGAATCTGATTGTTGGCACTATTCAGTGCGGAAGAATTGATTACGCCGCGACTAGCAAGGTCATTAAGTCCTGCACCCATGCTAGTTTTGTACATGTTATTGTACACCGTCTGCATGTTCTGCAAATACTGTTGCGGTAATTGACCATTGCTAATCTGGTCTAACTGGTTGGTGTATTTATTCAATCCCTGAATCTGGCTACTAGCATTATTCAGAGCGTTTGCCATGTCGTTATGTGCTTGGCTCCAGTTTGGCTGATATACATTATCAATCGAACTATTAGATTTATTGATAAGTTTATCGACAGCGGGCTGAATACTTTGCATATATCGAGTCTGTGCCGCAATAAGGGCCTTCTCTTCCGGCGATAATTCTCTTTGTTTTACTTCCTGAGAGGAAGAAGAGCTAGAGTGTCCACCACCCATTAGTTCACGTCCTTTCTGATGATAGCGTATCCATCTTGCATAGCGATAAACTGACTATGCGTTAATCGTGTGTACGCTTTGTAATTCCTATTTGTAAATGTATAGCACGTTTTAATATTTAAGATACGGCAGATAGTACAAGCGTATTCCCAAATCGCTTGCCATTTGCAATTAGATGGCCCAATCTGCAAATACTTATCGTAAATATTAAACAAGAAGAAACTACCATCGTCCCAAAACTTAACGTACTTAAACTTCTTACACTCTTCGCTTAACGTTTCTCCAGTCTTTTCCTCATATCGTTTAATTTTAGCTGGTAGTTTCTTCTTATCAAAATCAACGGGAGTTAATTGCGTCAGCGAGAGAAGTCCACTGTCCTGTATTTCCATTGTTTCTAGCTCCACTTCCATCCACGCTTTGAATAACTGTCGCAGATAAATGCTCAAAATTAATACGATTAGTCGTGGATAAGGAATACTGTAACGTTTCTCCACGAATCTGTGAGCGAACATGTTTAGTTGTTGTGTTCGGGTCAAGCGTAGCAAATACATTACCGTTGCACGAAACAACTGTATTGCCACTACCCATGATTGTACTAATATTCATGTTGTTGATATGTGAGTTTAACAAATCGTAGTCATGAACAACCCTAGAAGTATAAGACTGATTGATAGGTGTTGTGTTAAAATCTTGAACGATATTGTCATTCAAGTATGCCAAGAAGCCTTGGCCGTCATGTTCGCCACATATCAATACGCCGTTCTGTGTTTCTGTCATATCGTTCACGGTAATACCATTGAATTTCCATTTAGTAAATGCACCTAGGTTATAGTGGAATACATAAATGTCATCGTAGTTATTCTTGGCGATTACCATCTGGCGTCTATCCCGAAGGTCTGCAATCCACGGATTAGATACACCATCCATAATACTCGGGTTACATTTCTGCCCAAACTCTTCTGTACTATAGTTACCATAAGTAGCACTGTTTGTCAACTTACGTAACCCCTGTGCAGATACGAATGCGATGTCATTTGCAAACGGAACAATAGCATTAGCACCTACGGCATCAGAGTTTGTACCAACCAGTGAGATATACCAATTCGGAGCATCACCAGAAATAGTATATACATTACCAGACGTTTTGAATACAATAATATCTGTAGACATTGGTACAATAGTTAAGAACTTACCAGCGTCATCAGCACCTACATTCTGGATATACTTGGCAGATGATTCGTCATCTGGGTCATCATAGTCAATACCAATAGCTCTTTCACTAAGGGCGTCACCAACGGCAGAATAGTAAATCGTATCGTCACCACTAGCTGCGCACACTAATCGGCCAGACTTGTAGTACAGTACGTCTACATTTGGACTATTGTTGAGTATACCACCAGCAACACTAGAGCCATCAAGAGTAACAAGTTTATTACGCTGTGATACTAACCACGGGGGCGGCTGCATTAAGTACGCCTGTAACTTACGCCCGCTGGCAAAGAACACATTACCACCAAAGTTCAGACACTTTGGTTTGTCGATAGTTCCGCTAGTCTTGCCAAGTACAGTAACGTTACCAGCGCCGTTCAACATTTTAATAGTTTTCTTATGTCCGTTTCTACCAACGAAGAAGAACGTAATACGGGTAGATGCATCGTGCCACAGACAAGTGATAGGCTCTGACTCTGTGTCGATAGGATTATCAATAGCTGGTCTAGTGCAGAACTTACCTGAGTAGAAATTGAACTGGAAGTTAGTGGCATCAACGCATTCATTATCGGCAATTTTATCTGGCTCTCTTGAAATGTTAATGCCACCCGTATTGTCGCTAAACTCCAGTTGTTGTTTAGCTTCATGTTTACGTACTTGATATGCCATATATCACCTACAGTAATTTATAAAACAATCCGACAAAGTCTTTGTTGCCAACAACGCTGATGTCATGATATTCAATATCAATCGCTGGTTTGACTTTATCGTCCAAGCAAACCAAGCCGATACTAGCGTTTACTGTTTTCGGCTTCAATCTTTTCAATTCTTTCTTCGATTCGGTCAAGGATTTCTGAAGTTGATTGTTCGATTCTTCGGCTTTCGTCAACGCCACTCTCGATTCGTCCAGCTGTTTCTTTAGCGTTGTCAGTTCCTGCTTCTGCTTTTCCAATGTTGCCAGCTGTTTCTTGTTGCTGTTCCTCAGCTGCGTCAAGTCTTGTTTGAAGTTTATCCAATCTTTCTGACTGATAGTTATATCCGCAGCTGAAGCCACTGATGAAGCAGACAAGAGCAAGCACGAAGATAACAATAGTACGTTTAATTTCATTAGTCATACCATTCCTCTACGTCATAATAATCATTGCCAATTTTATAAGAATCCGAATACTGCCACATCTTAGCTGGACGTTCTGGATGTTCATCATTCCAGTAGTTAGTGTTACTATAGTTAGCTACCCACAGCTGTACATAATCTGGCAATGCACCAACATCAATGTCGTCAGTCAGTCCATAGTATCCAGAATATACACCAACCGGAACATCGTGAGTATACTCTGTGATTACATTCAGAAAAGCCATGATAATCTCTGCTCTCTCGAACGGAGTTCCGTCTGGCATATTGGATTCTTCCATGTCGAACCAAATACCAAGAGACAGGTCAGCCCCTTCGTATTCATCCAACTTATCAACGAGTGCCATAGCTTCCTGTTCCGCACGGAGTTTATTTCGTGCATGAGTAAAGCAGTATGCACCAACTGGTACGCCTTGGTCAAGTGCGTTGTTCATGTGTCTATCAAAGTCCTCATCAATATCAGTGCCTTCGCTAATCTTGACGATTACTCCCTTAATTGGGTCTGGAGCCTCCTCGAGGTTTGGATTCTCCCTCCACCCATTCACGTCGATTACTTTCATTTTTACCCTCCAAAAAATCTGGTATTTTATTACCGTCGTTATCAGTTTTAATTTTTAAAAACATAAGTAATGCAGCCATCGCAGCTGGTGAACACATGAGTGTGCCTAGTGCAATTAAATCAGACAGCATTACTTTCCCTAACGCAAACCACATCCACAACCAAGCCACGTTATATACCACGAAAAGATATGCATAAGCCCACAGGATTACATTCACCCACCGATAGTTCTTAGGTGTCCTACCGATGTCAATAGTGCGTTTGATTGCCTGTCTTAATGTATTCAGAATGTTCATTGTCGTCCCTCTAATTTGTGAACCTCTGCCTCAAGAACATCAAGACGAGTCTTGTTAATAGAGTGTGCCTCTTCCAGTCTAGCAATACGCTTATCCAAACCACGTCTATCCACAGCACTTTGTTCGAGTTCTTTGCGAAGTTCTTCCAGCAAGTTATTATTCTGTGCAATAGCCGTCTTCAATGGGCTAAGTACAATGAAATTAAATGCTCCGCTGACGAATGTAGCAATAGAGAGCACAGCTAAAATATCGTCCCAAATAAACATAATCCTCCTTACGCTCCATCTGTCTTCGATATATACAGATTGTCGGCAGTAGAATGAGTAATATATCCAGAATCGTTAGTTAATTGAGATACCTTTGTTGGCACAGCAGGTACAACTGGGATATCTGTTTTCTTTGCGTACCCTACGTCATTCGCAAATGCAGACAGTCTGGTAGGTACTGTTGGAATATCAGACTTCTTAGCATATGTTGTGAGCATACCGTTCAGTGCGTCAATCGTCACGTATTGAGATTCTGGCGCTGGTGCCGTCTCGTAATTGATAATCGCAGAGACATACCTAGAGTCACCAATAGTTACTGGATAGACGTTTAGAATTTTATATCCAGATGATGTCAATGTACTAATGGTGTTATTAACTGCTTCCGTCATTATCTCTGGTTTCTGTGCTGTTACGTAGTCTACCTTAAACATTTATGTTCTCCTATCCATGTTTTCAAATTGAGTGGCGTAACCACCCGTTTGAGTTTTTACAACGGGACGACTATCAAGGTCTATATTCCCTGGAGCAACCATGCCGTCCCATTCTCCTGGTACTGTATATGTTGCCATCGTCCATCCTATATAAATATAAAAAAAGAGGGGCGTTACCGCCCCCCTAAATTATGCGTTATGCCGTAGCTGTTGGAGTTGCATACGGATTAGCTACCGTATACGATGGCTGAGGAAATGGTCTCAGCTGATTAACAATCATGGCAGTCTGTGCACACTGCCCGACATTAAACTGAGCGGCCTGTAATTCTCTATCTTTTTCTGCCAGCTTATCACGAAGTTCCTGCATAGTATTTGCAGTAATCAGAGCACGAGTCTTCTCCGCCTCTTCGTGAATAGCGCTTGTAATAGTGCAGGTATTCTGGTAGTTCTCTGCCTTTACAGAATCAATGTTGCGATTGGTTTCGCAGCAGCACTGCTGCTGTGCAAATCTATTCTCTGCAAGCTGGCTACCAAGGTCGTAGTTACCCTGCATGATAGTCTTTTCCAGTCCAGAGTGAGCGTTCAAAATAGAGTTATTAAGAGCAAACGTAGAGTCAGAAAGCCCATAAGTAATGCCGCGAATCTGTCCCATTTCGTCTTGATGATTAAACCCTGCCTGCATCTCTGCCTGAGTAAGACCGTTGCCACGGTTCCCCCAACCGAAGCCACCGCCGCCCATAAGAGCAAAGATAGCAATCATCCACATGAACCACATACCACCGCCATTACAGCCAAATCCGTCTCCGTATCCGCCATTGACAGGCATTACGGGCGTAATCCCAGCACCTTCCATAAGCATTCCTCCTAAAAGTAGAATAAAGGTTGGAATTATATATAAACCCTAGCTAGAGGTTTAAGCCATACTGCGACAAAAACTGATTAAGCTGTTCCTTACTCATCCCAGCACTATTACCTAGGTTCTGTACAATGCCAGCAAGTTCTTGAGGAGACTTGCCTTGGCACATATCGAATACACGCTTGGCGATTGGGTCAGACTGTACCCGACTCATGAACTGGTTGTACATCACCTGCTGGGAATTCATTGGCTGCTGTTGATACATTTACATCCGCTCCTTTCATCTGAGCAACAATACTTTCAAGGTTCGCAATCCGTTCCTCGATTGTTTTGTTATTAGATGGAGTTTCCTGCAGAACGTATTTGCGAATCACAGCCTTGCCATTCATATCAATAAACTTAGTGCAAATAGCACTGTTATCATTCAGCACAAAATACGATACACGTCCGTCCAGTGGAACACGGCAAGCAGAAACCGCATCTACATTCGGGACACGCTGGATGACCTCGTAACCATAATTTGCGTTTGGATAGACATAACTATCAAGGTACATATGACCACTCCTTTCTTATACCCTCTCTATTGATATAAGAATTAGATGGTGGCTACATACTGTTTGAACAGTTTGCCTTCTGGCATATCTGGGTCATCCCAATAGAGGGCTTTAGCTACTGCGATATACTTTTCGGGGTCTTTACCTAAGACATTAGAGAGGTCACTATACAGCATGTTAATCGCGTAGTACAAATCTGCAGGATGGTCAATGTTGCGTTTCTTAGCTTCCTCTTCTACCTCTGCAAACGTCCAGTGCGGGCCAGTAGTACCGTCAACGTTTTCCATATGAGCTACCGCCTTGATAGCAATGTCGTTATCAAAATACGGGCCGCAGTCTAGCTCGTGCAGTTTAAGCAGTAGATGTTTTGCCTTCGGGTCTGCTGTTTCTAAAGTAAGACTATCCAAATATTCACAGATAGCATTATGCAATTCGCGAGTCTTCGTGCCATCCAAGGCGTCCGAAGACATATCAAGATATTCCCTAGCAGTAAGCATATTAGTCCCCCTATATTAAGAAATTTTCACATCGTTAAATTTTAGACACATCAATCTTCTGATGCTCAAATTTCTTGTATGCATCAAGGTACGCTTCCTTCTTGTCACCGTTATACGTAACCTCGTAGTACATGCCGTCGGGCAGAGTAGTTGATAACAGTGCCTTCCAGTTCTGCAATGTTTTACAGAACCAAACAATATAAACATCGTCTAATGTAATCTGTACATTGTCTGTTTTATCAATATGCTTGTTCGCATAACCTAAAACAATTTCTTTTGCAGTTTTCTGATAGTTCATAAATAATCATTTATCCTTTCATTTAGTTATAATCAGTTACCGTTGGGGTCTTTTTGTTAATTTCAGGAGACCACTCTAGTGTGCATGCTGCTTCTGCAATCTCTTTAGGATGAAAGCTGGCTGAGACCCACTCGACTTCCGGAATCTCAAGACATATTAAAGAACAGATTGCTCTTGAGATTGTGTCTTTGTAGATTTTGAAATTAAATGTATGTTGTGAGTTTGGTCTAACTCCTACGTATACAACATGGTCAGGTTTAGGATTTTCAGCAGTTATATAGGCTTTAATAACCTTAATTCCATCTGGCACATTCATGTACTCCCCCTTACTTGTTATAATCTGATAGCCGGTCGGAATCTTGGGGGGGGATAGTGTAGCCTTGCTCTTTGGTAAGTTTGGATAAGAAATAAAAACCAGAAAGCTGTGAGTCTTCTGGTAATCTCGCTGTCTTACTAGCAAAACTACTGCTAAAATGTGGCACATAGCTCCAACTAGTACCAGTAAACCAGAGCATAGTTCCTTCGCCTAAATCTGGGGTTTCACCAGTCCTCCCATAGATATATACAGCTTTCATATCATTACCACACACTGTCTTACCATCAGCAAAAGGAGAACTTTCTAAAGCAGTAACAACGTCGCCACCATAGAGAGCGTCGCCCTGACGTACTTTAGATTTATAGGTGTCCACTAAAGCAGAAGGTACAATATAGAGAACAGGGGTTGAAAGTTGAGTCTGTTCAAAGTTTGTTGGAAAAGTATTAGATCTAAGTATAATAACTCTGGTATACCTAAAGATGGTAGGAATAATATCTGTTATATATCCACAATCAACAAAGTATGCAAGATGTGATTCTGAAACATTGAAATCGAGACTATGTTCACCCAAATTTATTAGTTTAGGTAACTCAACGCTACGAAGATTAGGGCAACCATTTAACAGATAAGCCCCTGCTCTAGTTAGATTAGGTAGCTCTACACTAGTAATCATAGAATGACCTAAACATTCTTCTCCTACTTCGGTAAGATTCGGCAACTCTACATTAGTAAGAGAAGTGCAATCTGCAAGAAAACCGGCTCCAGCAGATGTAATAAATGTGTTTTTAAATTTTAAGATTTTATCAGCTATATTTGGGTACGCAAGAGAGGAGCTATCTGAATAAGACTGCATCCCGCCTACCAGAATATTACCCTGTAGTGCTTCATTAGGGTTAGCCGTTCCTGTATAATCGGCGTTAGAATAAAAATGTCCGTCACTAGGATTTTTTTGATATACTACACTCCAACCATCTTGCACTAAACCATCAATAGGTTCAGCATCTGTAGCAGTTACAGTGTATGTATGAGTACTATCATCGTAACTTCTCTGAATTGTACCTGGAATATAATTAGTGTTAGGTGAAATCGTGGTGGTGTCTGTCAACGCCAAGGAGACAGTGCCGTCAGAATTGCTTACAGTCTTTCCTGCTGGGGTAGAGTGAATGGTCTGATTGGCGGATTGTACCACTCTGAAGTTAAACTTATCAGATGTAGCTACCGTGAAATCTCCACCTTTAAGGTTAGAGATAGCGGCTGCCATTTCAGAAGGTTTATACTTTGTAGTGCTACCATTCTTAGCTCTAATGGCGTCACCAATGGCAGTAAGTGCAGACTTACTAACTAAGCCTTTTTCAACTGTATTAGCCATTATGTACCTCCTTAAAATTTAGTATCATCATATGACGCGATAGAGGTAATAGCTGACTGAATGTCATCTTTGGTAGCAATCTCGTGACCCTTATATCTGGTAGTGTTTTGCAAGTCAATCTCCCCAGTAAATGTAACTGGATTAGTTCGTATGCTTTTCCAGAACCTCTTCAGATTATCAAGCGTAATCCAAAGCATTTAATCACACTCCTTCTGCCGCAAAGATTCCATCAATATCACTATCTGTAGCAGAGGCAATCACAAATGCACCGCCGTAGTTATCCCAACCAGTGCCGTTCCATACCACGTTATCTCCAGCTTTAATCGGAGAACCGTTAGCATCTGTACCACCTGCCGTAGTGATGTTATACATGTCGCCTGTTTTATTCTGTGCAGTTGCAGGAAGGTCGGTAAATGCATTAACGGTACCACGATAGATGACAGCCTGAGAGATATCAGACTTTCTAGCGTAGTCAGTCAGCGTAGTAGACAGGGAAGTCTTGGACACATAGGTGTTCGCAGCGTTGACTTTAGTTTCAAACGGAGTAAGATCGATAGTACCCTGTACTGCATTAAGTACACCATCTACCATCTGCAGGTTAGCACCGACTTTAATACCACCGGATACAGTAGCAGACGCTACTGGCAGTATATATTTATTAGCACCAACTTCTACGCCAGCCAGCTTGGTTTTTTCAGCAGTGGTGAAGTCCTCTGTAGACAGCTGTTTACCTTCTACCTTATCGACTTTTGTAGCGAGGTCGGTAATAGCAGAAGCCTTCGTGTAATATTTGTCATCAGCAGCTGCAGTTTGCTGGTATGCAGACAGGTCAACAGACATTACGCCTTCTGCACTAATAGCAACATTGCCACCACTCTTAACACCACCAAGCGTAGTAGAATTTGCGGTCGGTAGTACATACAGGTTTGCACCAGTAGCGATACCAGCCAGCTTAGTTTTCTCGGCAGTGGTGAAGTTGTTGTCGGAAAGAACTTTATTGCCATCTTTCTGTACGAAGATTTCCTTAGATTTGGTGAGGAAGTGAGCAAGTTGTGGGAGTTTAACAAATTTATCAGCCATTAAATTTCCCTTTCAGCAAACAATAAATCAATATCATCGTTAGTCGCGACATTGTTTGTGATATCATCAACATACTTAATGATAGTAGAGTTGTTCTGGACAACCTTCGTGTCAGTATAGCTAGTGGCACGGGTATACCCTTCAATGTCGCCCGTCTCTCTATTCTGAACTTCGGTATCCAACCTATCAGATAACGTTGTATCGGAAGCCTGTAGCCTATCCACCTGTGTTCTGATGTTGGCGTTAATCTCATCGTCAGATGTCTTACGAGTGTTAATCTCGCTAGTGAGGCTATTAGAGAGTTCACCAATCTTTTTGGTGACATTAGCTGCTACGTTAGCGTCGTTACCAAGAGCGTCAGCTAATTCCTTCAGAGTGTCAAGTGCTTCTGGAGCATCACCTATCAAGCTAGCAACCTTTTGGTCTGTGTACAGTTTAGCAGTAGACAGAGACTCTGCAACTTTAGCAGAAACCTGAGTAGAAGTATCGGCACCCATCTCAGCCAGAGTAATATCTTTCTCCGTGTTGTCAAGGTACAGTACATGTAATGCACCTTTAGTTTCACCCGTCAGTTCCTTCGGTGGGTTCTGTAGGTTATTCAGCTTAGATGCCAAATCGTTAGCAGTATTTGTTACAGTTGTAACAGCTGCATTAACTCTCTTAGCATCAGCCTTGGTGTTTTCCATGTACGCTTCCGCAGTCTTCTCAGATTCTTTCGCAGCCCTCTGCGAAGCACTGGCGGCGTTCATGTAGTCCTGAGTGTTCTGTTCGGAAGCCTGAGCCCTACGAAGCAGTTCTGCCACTTCGTTCTTCATGTTGGATACATCCGTCTCGTTATCCTCGATACCATTCAGAATATCAATGGCTTCCTGCACTTTCTTCTTGGAGTACAAAGCCCAAGTGCGGGATGACTGTGTTAGTCCAGTAGGAGATTCAAAATCTGGTTCTCTATCTGGGGTTGTTTCAGAAGCGGCCCATGCTTCAGCCTTGTTAACACTACGCTCGATATCAACCATTGCATCATCATGTGCAGTCTTGATTTGTTCAAGAGAATAGGTACGCACTTTATGAATTTTATCTTCAGCGTCACGTTCCCACTGATAGATATTAGCTTTAGCCTGTGTTAGCAAGGAGTTGAATGTGCTGGTCATGTATGTTATCTTTTCAGAGACCAGCGTGTTGATAGTGTTTACACCAGACGTACTAGCACTCTGTGTGTCTTGTAGTGCTTGCTGTGCCTTCTCCGCATTTGTCTTTGTGGAGGCTTCGAGTTTCGTTACATTCGCTTCAGAGGCTTGAATCTTTTTATAAGCAGAGTCAATGCCATCTTTGATGGAAGTAACGTCACCAAGTGCGGCACCAGCGTCTTGCGTCCTACCGTCATCGTACGTGATGATGAGGTGAGCTTGGTCATCTAGTGCTACACTGGAGATACCGATACCACGTTCCCCTTTCTGTCCGTAACGTAATGTTACTTTGACAGGTGAACTGGATACAGTTACATGGTTCACATACTACCTCCTTGAGAAATACCAGGGGAAATAAATGCTTTACCGTTACAGATTCGTTTAACATCATGTCCGTCAAACATATTAACGTCCCAATAAAGCTCTTCCCATTCTTTATAAGAATTACCACCAGTATCAATGGAAGCAGTTTCTTCCGCTGTCAGTGATAAATTAACGATACCTTTTTTAGGGTCTACGTCTACTTGATGCATCTTCGCGATAACCGTGGTATCTTCGGCTGACGCTTTTATGCTAGCGTAAAACTTGTAATCACTAATATCAATAGGTGTATCTTTTTCTCCCTCAAGGAGTTCAAACTGAATATCAAAATCTGCCCCCTGAGCAATAACGATATCAACTACTGGTACTAGCGGTGTTGCATTATCACAGTTATGTCTTAGCACCCGTTACCTCCTTCTGTATAAACCAATCTACAATTGGGCCATATAGCGCTCGTGCATTTTCACAATATCTATCTAAGTCTTTGTCTTTTGTGATTGGACAACCGCCGAAGCAAAAGTAAAACACTTTACAGGTTTTACACCTTTCACTATGTTGTCTATCAATACACTTATCCCAATCCTTAGAGTATGACGATGGGGTACTCAAGTTATGGCAGTTATAAAAATTGCCGTCTAAATCAATATTGATGACGAATCTACCGTTGCCGCATTTAGCCCCTTCGTATGGGGATGTAACATGTATTTTAGCCCAATGTAGCTCACGGTTAACCCAATCTCTTTCGTTATCGTTTATCGTTCCATCATCATATGCTTTTAGTATATCCTTAACGTCATTTGATAATTGTGTCGTGTTAATGTCTATTAACGATTTGTCGTCTAGACCATTATCCATTATCAAGTTCACGATACTGTATCTTTGCCCATCTGGGAATTCGTTATGTATACTTTTGAACACGTTCCCTAACGGAGAATACTTTGTAATAGTGCTGGCTATCGCGAAGTTCTTTAGTTTCCTAATAATGCTTCCGTTTTCTGCAAACGCATCGTATCCTCTAGTGTAGTAACTGGTATCACCGTCCCACGACACAGAGATATGGAAATCGTACTTATTAAAAAAGTCAACCATTTCATCGGTAAGTAATTTGCAGTTAGATGGCATATGGTAAGATAAGTTTGGTCTCCGCGTCACAATTTCTTTAATCGCTGGGAAATATAACAGAGGCTCACCGCCATAGAAGACTACGCGTACGTTGTCCCTAATCGACATAAAAAATTTCCAGAACTTATGGCTAATACGTCTAGCTATTGGATGCTCGACTAAATTTCTTTGGACGCAGTACCTGCAATGCAAGTTGCATTCATTACCCAACATTATATACAATGTATTCATTTCATTCCGCATGTACGTGAACTCTTCTCCCTTCTAGGCGACTACGTTCTGGCCCGATGAATGCGTCCTCGTTTGGGATATAATCATATACTATATTAGTAACATCATTATCGTTGAGCCTACAGCTTTGACTTCCATAATTAAAGTACAGTTGACCTTCGTATGCGTTTTTATTCAGGTACACAGAGAAAACAATCCTGCCATCACTAATCTTGAAAGTTGTCTTAGTCTCATAGCTAAACTGTAAATCAAGTGCGTGCATGTCCGATATCGGCTTAAACACACAATCAGAAGAGTCTAAGTCTCCATTCAATTTATATTGGCCGCTAGACAAAAACACTTTAATGAATGGTTCCTTCTTAACGATGTCAACCTGTGCCACAATGATGGCGTGTATCGCTGCATATGTTTCGGAAGGCGCTAGCCCTAATATCTGCAATAACTCACGATAGTTGTATAGCGTGAATAATTTGTCAGCTACTGGAGAATAGACAACTATAGCGCTATCCCCTTCTTTCATATGTTTAATGTCTACGGTACAAAAATAATTATCTGTTGCCCCCATACCAACATGTATTGATATGCCATTGTCGACTTCAGATACGCTAACACTCGCTTCTAGCGTGGTCTGATTCTGAAAAACAAACAATCTCATCACACGCCTCCTTGTGTTCTTCATAAAATTTTACAAACCAACCTAATAACAGTTGGTTATATTTACATTCCCGCTCTCTAAATAATTCTTTTGAGCAGCCACTGCCGCAATACTTAAATAGATTACATGCTTTACACTTTATCGGCGGCCCGACGTATGGTTCTCTTTTGTATAGACACTCATACATATTCCCATCAAGGTCTAGTTTAATGTTCTTATGATTTGCACAGCGTGTCTCTCTGCCTGTAATTGTATGGTGGACGCGTTTTACAAGTAAGGAAAGCAATGATTTCCAGCGGATATTTATGAGCTTAAATTTTTCATAATCAGATACCATTTGCTTAATCGCTTTAATCTCGTCATTCGCTAGTTGAATGATTTGTAATACGTCTAAAGCATAACATTCATTATCGTACGCTAAAGTGTGAGCGTGATGAGGATATGCGTAGATAGGACGTTTAATAATATTCTCCTTCTCATTGATGTCCTTCGCCCACTGCTTAATGTCATAGTGGTTACGTGTCAACGTAGATGATACACCAAACTTATTAATTTTAATAGGCTTTGTTAATGGGTCAAACTCTCGTTCAGAATATTTACCATCGTAACTAAATATGACAAAAAAGTTATGTGCATTGAAGTAATCTTTGTACTTGTCGAATAACTTTCCATTCGTTGTTATGTAGTAATCTGCATTCGGTTTAATATCAACTATTTCCTTAATTACATCCATGTATAGCGTCGGCTCACCGCCATAGAAGAATATTTTAACTTTACCTGTTTTAGTCAGAACATTTTTTAATTTGCTAGATACAACAGGCGAAGTTTCCGTCTCGTCTTTGTGGCAATATGGGCATGACATATTACACCTATTCCCTAGAAATATACTAACTACTTCGACTTTTGAAAAATCAATGTGTAATCGTTCCATGTATCGTAGAACTTCCTTCCTAGTTTAAGCGTTACATCCCCAGTAAATCCGAAATGGAATATCTTAAAGTCACCCTCACCATGGTCTAATCTCACCCGTTTAGTATCTACGACTCCGCAAGAGCAATCTACAAAGACCTCCTCATTGTCGCATTCTCTGTTCAGTTTTTGTTTAGCTTCCCCATGGTATTTTTGAATGTGCACATTGATATATTCTTTGTCTGTAATATCTACATGGTTGTCACCATCAATAAATGTTTTATTGTGTCTATCTTTATACTGTTCAACACCGTCAATAATAATACTATATCCATCCCACAAATCGGTACGTACATTCTTGGTTTTTGAATCTTGCGTACTATCGTATGACTCTATAATAAAGTCATCTGGAACCGTCAGACTATTGTATGCGCCATGCAGCATTGTAATTGTCATGTCGTGCGTATCCCCAGACCAAACACCAGTATCCACTTGGGCTATCTGTAAAGGAGAATATAGTAACGCAATCTCACCGAAATCCATCTTAATAGAAGAACCAAGCCTATTTAGGTCGAGCACTTTGAAATCTGAGTAATAGGTTCGTCTAAAGTTTTTAGATTTTCCACCAACATCTAAGACTATAGCGTAAGAATGATATGGCTGAATATCTTGTATGGTTATCATTCCATTGATATCGTGATAATCGTTCAGCTGCTTGAAATATAGATTCACGGTCAGGTTATTATCGTGCATGACTACACCTCCGCACGATATGTCACTAGGTACATTGTTATATCTAATCTTGTACATAATACACCTCAATAACCTGCGTCGTCGCCGCAACCGTCACAGCAGTTACAATTACACTGCCAACTCGTACCATTTTGCACTAAGGTGGCTTGTACAGAATTGGCTAATAGTATTCTAATAATGTCACTTAGTCCGTAATTACCATTAGGAAACATTGGAGTAAACTTCATGTAGTAAACTGGTTGGTCACCGTCGCCATTCCTACGAGCAACTCGGAATACTGGGTCGGCTCCAATTCTACCATAACTCTCATATTGGTTACTGTTAATGTCAGCTGCAAGCTGCTTATAACCACTACGATTATATGGGGAACCTAACCCACCCTGTCCGTATACAGTACCAGTAACATTCATATCACCATCAATGGTTACGCCACCACTAAAATGAGCGTCACCAGTTTCGTTATTAATCCACGCTTTGTTGTCTTTGTTTACGCCGTTAAAGTATGTGGCCTTACCCCTTAGAACAAGACCGTAATTCTCTTTGCCTCCCTCTTGCCACGTTTCCTTGCCGACGCTAGGGTCTTCAGTCTGGCTGTTGTTTGCCGTGAATACAATCTTATTAGCACTCATATCTCCAGTAGTGCTGACCGTTCCGTTACTAATAATACGATTTGCAGTAATCATACCGTCAGCACCATCAGTAGGTGACATGTTCATATACGTCAAGGTGCTAATATCGGCAGTACCAAATGTAGCATCAACAGCATTCACAGTATTAGCGGTTAAATCAAGAAGCGAACCATTCTCTGCGCTTAATGTGCCCGTTTTAATCTGATTTGCTTCGATTGCATCGGCTTTAATTGAGTCATCAATGGTCAGTGAATCTACGGAAATAGTATTGCCAGTAATATTCTTGGCATCAATAGTGTTAGTAGTAAGATTCTTACCCGTAATATTGTTGCTATGAATATCAATGAATGTACTCAAGTCGGAATGTCTAGGGTTGCTCACATCAACTGACACAGACGTAGAGTGGTTAGATTCACCGATGCAGTCAAAATATGTCAGACTAATTACGTCATGTTCTTTCGTTGTGTAGTATGTAAACGAATGCTGCGTATAATCCACCACAAACTTTACATTATTAATATATACATTAGTTCCAAGACCATATGTAGGCGCTTTGAATGTAACTGTAATTTTATACTGGTCTTCGTTGTCATCAGTATCAACCGTTACAGTAGGAGTCTCTGGTGTAGTCAACTGCGGGAACGAATAGGCAGAATCAAGAGAGGTAGAGTATCTCTCACTGATACCAAAGTTAGCCGCGTAGATTGTGCCATTACGTTCTTTAGGAACGTACATGTACGACTGACCACGAGACCTAGTTAACAATCCATCATCAGTACCGAAGTTATTATTACCATCACGCAATTCAGTGTACGTATAAAAAGCATTTGGTTGCTGCGTCCATTCAATCAACAGCCCTTTCGATGTAGCCGTTGTAGTCAGTGATTCAGGTGGCGTGGTATCTCTTACCTGTACTGGAATGAATGTTACAGCACTAGGTGCCTTACTTTCTTCCGACCGTTTGCCATCATCGGTTACACCAATTGCTACAACTCTGTATCGATAACCAGGCAATACATTTGGGATAGTGGCAGTTAACGCATCGTTTTTGGACTGGTAAATACGTGACCCTACCTGATTCCAGTTCACTGATGCGTTACCTTTTTGAGGAGCCTGTTGAAGGTTCAATAATGCGTATTTGTACACACGAGCCTCATTAAATGTGCCAGTTTCCCATGTGACAGTTAAGTTATAGTAGTCACCAGATTTAGCGTATGAAATTCTAACGTTAGACAGCTGGTTACTAATAGTAGTAACAGTAGTACCATCACCGCCACTTCCGCCACCAGAACCACTACCAGTACCAGCGTAGGTCGCGATGTAGTTCAAAGACTTACGTACAGCATCAGCGAATTTACGACCATCGCCTTGTGAGTCTGTTGGAATAGCGGCTACTAGGCGAGCCGCTTGCGTATTAAAGTCTGTAGCCATTTATTCACCTCATTTCGGAAGTAACTTAGCAATGCTAGTTGTGAAATCCATCTCGGCTCCCATATCAAATCCATGGTTCTGCATAGCCGATGTCGCAACCATCTGTGCAATTAAATTTAAGAGCGCTGGGTTAAACCAAGATGTACCCTGCGGTAAAGTATCCTGCAGTGTACGGAGAAACTTCGGTCTTGTCCAATACCTAAACGTGCACGGTAAATCGCCATAGCAATATAACATATGGTTATACCTCTGCACTGGTGGCTTACCCGTTGGCATCCAATAGTCCTTTGGGATTTCAATCTTACGCTCGTCCATTGTCAGGTATCCAGCAATCTCATCGTAGTCCATCTGAATCATAACTCCCCATACCATATTGATAGCATCATTGATATATGCGAGGAGCTCGTCGTCAGTATACCCAGTCTCGATAGCGTCAGACACCCTCTGCCGAATAGCGTAATTGGTAATAAACTCTTCTCCAGTCATCCTGTCAAAAGTGGTTTCTGGGTTATCAGTATCAGTAGGAAGTCCAGGATTACCTGTGTCTGGTTGAATTACATCTTTCTGCTTTGGCACGTACACGATAATTCTATCAGACGTTTGAGTACCTCCTCGCGGAGTGTATGTGAATTTAAGTACATACGTATAGTCGTCATTAAGTCTATCAGCCATTAAAGATAATGTAGAGTTTGTATAGGTATTGTTGACTTTGGTAAATGTTGTCAGAATATCAACTGGGGGACCGTTCAATAAGAACACTTCGTTACCAGACTGCACAGCATCTACCCTACCGGTAGCGTTGTTTCGATACATATTGAATGTAGCTGACGATAAAGCAATATCGTCACCAACATCCCATGTAATCACTACGTTAGTAAGCATATGATTATTATAGTCATATGTCATCTTAGCCGTAGTTGCCATTAGCTACCAGCCCCCTGTTCAGTCTGCCCCTGCATAGGGTCTGCCTCCAATACCGTGTTCTTGATAAGGCGATTGAGCTGCCATTCACGATAGAACGGAACCTTATCAGTAAGCAGATGTACCTTCGGTCTCAACGCAAAGTATCGAACAACCATAGGGCAAGGATACTCTTGGTCAAGTAGTTCCATCATTACCCTATCCTCTTCTTCAGTAAATGCGATTGGATATTGACCAATAAATTCAATAAAGTCGTCAGGTCGTTCTACCGCTTCTCCAGCTGAGAGATTGAACTCCTTTACGAACTCTGGGGTTTTGCTATCAGCAAGCTCAAGGGACACCGTATCAATGGCGTTATTAAGGCAATAGATGAGTTCTTCGTCAGAGTATTTCAACTTAGACATATCGTTAAGTTTCTGACGTACCTTAATCAGTAGTTGGTTTACTGTCATTCAATCACCCCTTTACAAATAGAATGGAAGTTCTCTTGTGATTTCATAGTCATTGGCTTGACCATTGGTCTCAGCGGCAACGGCATTAGTGATGTCGTCGTCAGAGATAGAGCCATTGATATAGCCAATACATAATCTAACCAAGAGAAGATAAAAGAAATAAGGAAGTTCAATGATTTCATCCAAGTGATGAATCAACGGGACGTGTCTAAAATAAATCATAGTGTCGTCGGTGTCGGTATAAATCTTTGTACCGCGGATGTGCCACTTGATTTTCTTACGTTCACCCTCTGGAAGTTCTTCATCAGACAGCCACCCAGAGAAGTTGATATAATCGTCTGGTAACTCTACACCATACTTGCGCGCTTTAACGGTAGTCTCTTTTTTAACATACGGAGAGTCAAGACGAACAAGTTCAAGATTCACATATGTTAGTACATGGTTAATAGCTGTCACAAGTTCTTCATCAGAGTGACTACGATTATACAATTCGTTGAGTCCCATCAGGATATCATTGGACAACCTTCTTGCACGAATGTACTCCATAATTCCTCCTTACATGTGGTCAACTGTCATAAACTCTGGGTTGTCCTTCAGCCACTGTTTGATATATTTATTGAAGCTCTCGTGGTCGCCACACGCCATAGCTTCCTTGGCACACTGGAGTGTAAGCTCTGTAGGGTCGTTCCAACATTCATAAGGGATACGCCCAAGCCTTCGACCACCTTTGTGTTTCCCGAGATACGGGTCTTTCTTTCTATCCTCGTAGCAGGAGCGCATAATATCAGTTGCGTCCCAAGTGTTAGTCAGTGACCAGTTACCGTGTTTATCGACATCAACGTCTTGTCTTACAATGTTATTACTCATGTTATCTCCTTTTGATATAAGAAAAAAGGGGAGCCATAGGCTCCCCAATCTTCTATACGAGAACCTCCGTTACGGTTCAACGGTTGGAGTAATAGTCTCCACAACAACTGGTTTCGGATTAACCTTACCAGTCAGGTTCTTAATACGAGCGTTAGCATTCGGTGCGGTGCATTCGATAGATGCTACGCCAGTGATTACCTTTTCCTTGTAAGTACCGACTCTCGGTGGTTCTTCAGTATGGAACGGAATAAGGTAGCCAAGTTTCCAATACTGCGGGTCAAGCAGGTCAACCACATCGTCAGAGTACATGCGATGGGCTTCCAGACGAAGAGAACCAAAGTCAGTCTCGATGATTTCGAGAGAGGTGGTAATGCTCTTGTCACCAGCCTGACGAATCGGCAGTGCACCCTGAGTGAAGTCAGCGCATCCGCGTTTGTTACGTGCGGACATAATAACGACAGACGGGTCGCCACCACGCTGCCAAGTCAGCTGCATTGCGTCATTCAGGAGGTCGAACGTAAGGTTGCCCTTAGCGACATCCTTCGCTGCATCAATGCAGTTCTGGAAGGTGAGGTAAGTCATCGCAGTTTCTTCAACCTTACCTTCACCAGAGGAAACACCATGACCATTCGCGTCATACTTGACGGAGTTCATAGCACCTTCTGGACTATCGTACAGATAGAACGTGTTAGCGTCCTTAACTGCTACGTAGTAAGCAACGTTTTCTTTGCATACCGTACCACCACGAACGATGAGGGCATCGCCGTTTACAAAGCCGTGGTCATTTAAAGTAAATTCGCCAGCAGTTACGGTTGCGCCTCTCAGTTCATCTTCGAGGAAGTACGGGATACCACCGAAAGTACCAGCAACGTTTTCAGACATCGGGGTTGCAGTGGTGTTGTTTACGATAGCGTATTCAAGGTCTCCTGCGATTTCCTTACCAGCCTTAACGAACTGGTACGCTACTTCATCACGAACACCGTATTTCTTGATAGCCTGAGTGATATCAGAAATGTTGTACCCATGCATAAACTGCTGAACGGTGTTGTACATCCAACGTCTCGGCACGGTTTCCGTGGTATCGAAGTTGATAACTTCAGGATGTTTGTTTACCATTGCCGGACGGAGAGAGTCTCTCAGCCATTCATGTTTGGTGGATACTACAGACGTTTTGCCAAACATCTGAGTAAGTTTAGTTTTATCTGGGTCGAGGTTGGTAATGAAATCGGACATATCCCGAACAGTACCAACGACGTTATAAGAGCGAAGGGCAGAACCTTTATTGTGCGGGGCTGCTGCACCTGTAGCTGGCATACCTACTGCCATTGAGTTATTACCTCTCTTTCAATTTATACGCCAAGCTCTTTCGCAAACCTAGATACGTATGCCGCCTGTTGGTCATTAGTCATCCGACCAAGCGCAGCGTAGTCCATAGTTTTCTGTGCCTGTGGCATTGCACCACGGTTATTTGTCGGTTCGACATACGGTGGACGTACCTGCTGCTGGGCAGGCCGAGGCATAGGCTGCGGAGCCTGCTGTGGCTGGTTGCCACGATGATAATACATATTCGATACGGCCTGCATATAATTGTCAAGAACTTCCGCGTTACCAGTCTTGAGAGCGTCCTGTACTTCCACGTACATTTTGTATGGGAGGTTCTGAAGGCTGCTCAGGGCGAGCTGGTTAATCGTGTCGAAATTGGGGTCTTGTCTATATTTAGCAGCTACTGATGCAATTCTCTGAGAAGCAGCTGCCTTTTCAGCTTCCTGCTGCTTCATCTCATTGACCCTCTGGAGGGTAGCTGCTTTGACATTACCAACTTCATTGACATATGCTGCCATATGCTTACTGTTGTATTCGTCAAAATCTTCACCAAAGAGCTGTTTAACTCGGTCTTTGCAATACGTATCAACCTGGTCGAGGTATGCTCTCTGGTCAGCCATAGCACGCTGCTGTACTTCTTCTGGGGACATCTGCGGCTGCTGGGGCTGAACATTCTGGGGCTGAGGGTTGTTCGCAAACTGCTGCATCATCATCTGTCGCTGCTGTTCGAGAGCCTGACGCTGAGCTGCGAGTTCCTGTGTCTTCCTAGTATAATCAGCCTGTCGCATATAACCATTACGCATTTCGTCCATAGAAACCTGTACGTCCTGTCCATCTACGCGGACAGTCTGCATTTCTGGCTGTGGCTGTGATGCATTCTGCGGCGGTTCTGGGGCGGGTTCTGGCTCATCATCATAATCGCCCATCGGCTCTCCAAAGAAAGCGTCAGCGAAAGTGATGTCACCATTCTCGTCAATACCAAATGCAGGTTCGTCAGCGTCATCGCCCTGCGGTGCAGTCTGCACATCTGGATTATCTACTGGTGCAGGTGTTGCAGGAACAGGTTCCTGAGCTGGTTCTGGCATTGGCATTCCGTTCTGAATATCTTCCATAAATTCCTCCTTTTGCACTCCGTAAAGGTTGGTGCAATAAAATATATATACGTCAATAGCCGTGCAAAATTTGTTCGTTAAATAACGAGGTTTTGCACGGTTTTGACGAAAACTAACTGGCAGGGGAATTGGGAATTGAACCCAATCCTTCTGGGTCAAAGCCAGACGTACTATCCATTATACTATTCCCCAATGCTATGTATCACTATTTGTATAAGAAAACTAACGAAGGCTCTGATTGTACGACACTAAACTAGACCATGGATTGATGTCTAGTGCTTTGTGATTGGGTCTATCGCGTACATATACACCGCTATTATCTGGGGTAGGGCTGCTAGGAGCGTCGTTATAACCCTGACTATCGAGCTGGTAATAGTCTGCAACAGACGGGCCAGTCATATCGAAGCCGCCAGTAGAACCAGAGTCGTCAGGTACACCAAGCGCCATAGCATCCTGAGCAGCTACTGGGCCATAGTTCTGACGCATAGCCATTTCATACTCCATCTGCTTACGACGTTTCTCCCTTTTATACGCTTCATACTCTGCCTGTGTATGGTCAATACCACCGTTGTCACTAAGGTATTTATGGAAACCCCAGTTCACTCCTATATTATCGCGGTTAGCGATTTGGTCATCTGTCCATCCTGCATCTTTCATGAGCTGGATGCCTTTATCGTTGATAGTATCACCAGTGTTGGCATACGTCAGCGGTGCATTAGGAGTGCCAGATGGCAGAGTACGTGTAGCAAATTCATAAGAGCCAGCCTTCGGCGTCGGCTTCAGTTCGTCACCGCTATCAATAGCGGCACGACCACGGTTAGCAGACTGTACCCAAGCATTACTATCGTCATGCAGTGGTGCCCGCAGTTTGTTATAAATCCGTGCTCGCTCCTGGTCATATTCAGACATAGGGGTATCCGACTGTGCGTCTGGCTGACCAGCTGCGATGTTATAAGAATTGGCGAGAGCTGTAGCCGCCTGACCTCTCTGGACGTTATCTTGTCGAGGGATACGCCTCGTGTAATTGATTGCCATTAGTAACCTCCTACTCCATTAGTCGGTTCAGCAGGTGCCCCGTTGGGAACCCTGTTATCCGCGGGCTGCTGACCGATTTGTTTATCTGGAGAGAGGGCGTCACTGCCTTGTCGCACAGTAGAAGTGACTGCCCCTCCTGCTCCTTGTGGTGCAGACGCATTCTGCATAGGCACTGCACTCTGACCAGTGTTGTTAGTATTTGTCGGCAATGTGTGATTCAAGAATACTACCTGCACATAGGGGGGAAGTGAGTAGAGAATCTGAATCGGTAACGAGCCATACTGGAAGTAGTAAGCTACAGCGTCAGGGGGGAGAGTCTGAAGTGTAGTCTGAATAATCTGTGCTTCGAGCATAGCACGTTGCTGTGTAACAACAGGGTCAGTAATGTAATCACCTGTATTTTTCATACCCATGTTTTCCATCCAACGCTTCACGATGTTGTAGATGTTATGGGGGGTTGCCACTGCAACACCTGCGGCGTTAACCTGCATGATAGCGGTCATGAGCGTCTGAAGCTGGGTATTCATAGCTTCCTTACTCTGGATGGAGAGACCAGCGTTTACAACCAAATCGAAAGAGCCAGACAGGTCGTCTGGTTTAATTTCCATTGGTTCCCCTGTTAATCGGATAACAGTGTTTTGGTCAATAAACTTTTGGTTCAAAGATATAAGAAAACGATATAGTTCATACACACCTGTTTCAGCAAACATACGAGCAATAAGTTCCAGTCGCTGATTGGATGCGTTCATGATAGCATTGATACCACTTGCGGTTTTGTTCAAGCTGGAGGCATCAAGACCTTGGTTATATCGTGTGACGCCTGTACGCTGCTCCTTCTGTCCTTCAGTCCATTCAAGGAAGTTGAATGTATAAGGAGCAATCTGGTTGACAGGCATAGACATCGCAACGTCATTCATCTGGTACCCTGGTTTCTTACGAATGACGGCACGACCTTTGTTGAAGTCATCAACATTGATTGCGTCTGGTGCCAGAATCATCTTAGGGTCATTCGTCAGTGCTAGGTTGTGGATAATCTGACGAATTAGTGCCACCTTCAGGTTCTGGATTTCACCAACGAGTTCGGCATAAGAACGTTTAGACCAAATACGGTGTGGGTCTTGTGTCGGGGAAATCGCGAAGAATGGGTGTCTACCCATGTAGTTCGGTTCGCAACGCAGGATATGGTCTTGACACAGCGTGATAATCATATCCTCAAGAATGCCATCACCGTTAATATCAATCTTTGTGTAGCACTCGTATAGAGTTACCTCTTCACGAGCTTCTTCGGCGGCGGAGTGGAAACCGTAATACTGGTCGCCAAGCACTTCTTCCATTTCGGTATCAGCTTCATCAAGCCCGTACTTGGAATGCCAATGCTCTGGCTTCACCTCTTCGACGTTAGCATATACACCCTGTTGCTGCATCTTTCTGAGGTAAGACATAGTAACCCGTTTCTTGTGGGCAACAAAGTTTGCTTCGTCAAGAGTCTTTGCATCTGGCGAGTATAAGAAATCGGAAATAAGAATGTTCTCAACCTTTGGAGCATTCTTCAAATAAAATGTGGAGTCGTAAACAACAGTATAATCGCCATACTTATCGGGGGCAGAGATGGATTCAACCTTTACACCAGTGTTGATTAATGCTTGCAAACTTTGAAAGTTGAGGACACACTGTACAGGTTCGTAGCCTTCCTCTCTGTCCCAGTAACATTTAACAACACCAAGACCAGTGATAAGGGCATCTTTCATCCAGTTATACAGAATCGGGAAGAAATGATTCTGCCTCTGGAGCTGGAAAGAAATAAGGTTTTGCATAATCTCTGCGTTATGGTCATCCTGTGCCTCTACGCCAGAGATGCTGATTACATCATCGCCGCCAGTGAATACCTTCATGAGGGATGGCAGTGCCCATTCGATAGTATCTGTTACATCGGTAGATACTACGGAAGATGTTTTACTGAGCTTTGGGAACATTCTCTTGTAATATTCCTTATCGGCAAAGTAAATCTGGTATCGTTCCTTCATGGTAGGAATGATGACGGCATTCTGATAATCTTCTGCTTCTTTGATATCAGACTTAACGATTTCAATAATATTATCGTTCAGGTCAGTGATATCAGTAATCTGTTCAGGGTCTATTTATATTACCTCCTTTCGTTGACTCCTAGACATATAAGAATTACAAACCACCTGCAAGCTCGATGTCATCATCTGCTACGTTCTCCCAAGCAGACAAAGGGGCTGTTGCAATCTGGTCTACATATGCCAAGGCATCTGGAATATCATCGTGCAACCCTTTCGGAAACGTAAGAAGTTCTTCTTGTAGTTTAGTAACCCAGTCCATACCAACAGGGAACCAGATAGAACCCTGTGAGAATCTTGGCTGTAGTGCAGACTGGATACGGAGTTCCTTCTTTTCTTTCGCGGCAAGGTTCTCGATATAGAACCAGATGTTACGTCTTGGCATTTCCTTCTCTACGAAGTGCTTCATCGCCGCCTGAAAGGCCACTTGTTCGATACCCACCGATACAGGGTGATACTTGGATACGTAATCAAACAGAATATTGATAGACTCAGAAGGGTCCATGCGTTCAGCAGTACAATCAATAAGGAACCACTGATTAGCAGAATTGACAGCAGTAACCAGAATAACAGTATCATCGGCAGTTTCCTTTTTACTAACAGCCAGGTCCATCGTGATATAGATATTACACTGATGCCAGTCAAACTTAGACAGGTCGAAGTAACGGAAATATTTCTTTTTGAAGATAGCCATCTCTGGAGACAATGCGATACACATCTTCTCTCGTTCCCAGATGTCCAGCTTACCAAGTTTAGTAAAGTTATCACGTTCATTAGCGATATCATTTACTGGAAACATCTCTGGCCAGTTACTTTCTCCCGCTTCATTAAGAATAGGTACACGCATAAACGTAAAGTTCAGTTCATCAGGCTGTAATGCTACACGTTCGATGATACATTTAGCACCAAGGTTATTGCCAATCATAAAGATACGGCAATCTTTACCAAGGGAGAAGATATCAGACAGGAACCAATCCCAGTCTTTATCCTGTACGGTATCAGACATGGAGTCTTCCAAGTCCTGTGGGTCGTCGATAACTACAATAGAAGGTCTAAGGTCATGCCAGTTAAGACCACGGACAGAAGAACCTTTACCATATGCTTCCATATGGATAGTCATTGTCTGTTTTACCCCATCAACCTCTTCACCAGTGTAGACTTCTACTTCAAATACGTCCTGACTTTGCTGATTAACTTTACGAAGGTTCAGATTCAGTAGGGAATTGTGTAGATATTCGTCTGCGATTTCTTTTAGTCGTGCATTAGCACCCCTCTGTGTACTTTTAATAAGAACTACATACTGTCTTTTCTTGTTTGGGAATACAAGACAGTACAGTGGGAACGCTCTGAGTACGATAGAAGATTTTGCTGACTGTCGAAATCCTTCTACAGCGTAGTTGGAATCACCATTTAGCAGGATTTCACTCCATTTATAGTGATACCAAGGGGATTTTACGTCATCATCCAGCGGTAGGAACAGTCTTCTGAAGGCAACTAGGTTATTTTTTGCTGCTTCGTACGCTTTTTGCAGCTCTTCTAGCTGGCTCATGGTAGTTTTACACCCCTTTCTTTAAGGTTTCTAGGATAAAACGGGCGAATTGGTCCATGCAACTTGTGTTTCTGTTCCCACATTTGTGTCCCAGGAACATAATTGCGGTAGTTTTGGCGTCTTTTCCGTCTAAAAGTTTAGCGATGGCAGATAAATTTCCCTGACAACCGCCGACGAAAGAGATATTTTTGAGTTTACCGCCCTCGATATCAAAGGAAATTTCTTTGCTACACACACTATTAGGTTTATAAGTATACATTTTACACCTCCTAAGTGATATAAGAAGAGAGAGATAGAGAGAGATATGGATATTCCTTTAGTATGGTAAAGGAATATGTAGATATGGACTTATATTTTTTTGAGAATTGAGAACGTATGTAGATAGGAGTATGTATTTTTCTTGAGACTTGCATCTACGCGGTCGCGAGCGAGCGTGGGTACGCTAGACTGAAGCCCCACCCCCGTGGGGGGAGGGGTATGGGGTGGCATGAGGGCATGACACGAGGGTGAAGGTTAACAATCTGCACTTGAGTATACATAGTGATACAGGAAAGGAAAAAACAACCTTTCCAACGACGGGTAGCAACCCGTAGCAAGAATGACGTATCAAATAGGCGTCATTGGTTTGCCCTCTTAGATAGGGCAAGAAAGGTAGGTACATCATGGAAAATCAGAAAAGCGGCTTTATGGGAAATCTTGAGCGCTCAATCAAATTGGGGAAAATGTTCCCTAGCACTGAAACGGGTAGTGTTCGAAGAATAAAGGAAGAAGATGGCGCTACTTTCTTCAAGGTTGAAATCGGCGTAGTAGTCGACACAAACTTTCCCACTAAAGCTGGGAATACAACTACGGCAATGATTATCGTCCCTCTTGACGGTGGGAAAGATTTCCCGACAAGTTGGGGGAAAGTACAGATGAACGGTATCCCACCGTTTATCTATCAGGGGCGCGGTGCGTCCATGGTATTCACTAGTTTGAATACCAATGGGGACGTAGTCAAAAAAAATACGTCTCGCCGTTCCGCAAGTGCGGAAATCGATGAAATCAAGAAGCAACTCGCGGCTATTGCCGCAATGTTGGCGGCAAAATAAGCCGATAGGGGAAACGGGGACGCAAGTCCCCTACCCATTCCCCATATTTCAAAAGGAGAAAAAATCATGGAAATTATGGTAAAGACGGACATGCGCAAATGGGCGGCATTCTTAGCCGCCATGGATGACATGAGGGAGACGGTGGAGGTGTACGAGGAAAACCACGGGGCAATAAAAATCGCCCGTACGCCTACAGAAATGCTCTTTATGGACATGTATATCGCCGTCAAGGCGTTCGATAGGGTGTTCCCTACAGAATGACGGCAAGCAAGGGGGCGGAAACGCCCCTTTTTTCGTGCCTATAAAAAATAAAATTTTTCTTCTGTGCTCAGCCATTCTTCTACCAATTTTTCCCCCTGACTATGCGCGTGGGACGTGCCGCGCGTAGGACCAGCCCTTAGGCTAGGGATAGACATGAGGCAGTGTACACGTGCCACGCAGGGTGAGGAAGGTATATAGAGGAGGAATAGGGGAAATTCATACTTTTTAAGGGGAAATTAGGGTATTTTATAGGTTTTTTGGATTTAGAATCGGCAATCACATAATCGTAGAGGAAAACCACAACATAATCATAATATAATAAATAATTGAATATGGCTAACTAATTACAATCACAACTTCCTACTCCTATACCGTTATACTACTCTATACTACTACTCCCTATATACTAATACTTAAATGATGGGCTAATAAATAATCTTTCGCCGTTTTACATTAGGCTTTCCGCCAACTTTCACTCACGAATTAAATTCGATTCCCACGAAGAAGCATGGACTTTTTGCCCTTATATCTAGCCATTTCTTCGTATAGTTTATCCTCACTAGTGCGTAGTGCAGGTGCACGAAAATATGGGGAAACTGGGAGGTTGACAATCTCCCCAAGGTTGACAATCCGTACTTGAGTGTACATGGTGGTTTGTCGAAAGTTGACAAGCAGTCAACCAACGACAGACAACTGAATATCCTGCCAGATACACGACAGGATGAGAGCCTGAGACAGAGCCAATTAGCAGTCCCCAAAAGGTAGGGGTGAAGCGTACTCTTCAAATCTACTTACGGATAAGCTGCTAATAATCCCTGGTTATTCTGGGTGAGTGAATAACAGTGAAAACGTACCTAAACCAATACTTGGATATACGTTTAGTTTTTCTAGTGGGTGTTTTCCTAATAAAAGCCCACTTCCATCTATTCAATTTCAGTTGTTTTATTAAAGGGGGTTATCGTATGAAATTGAAAGACGTTGCAGACGTAGCTTGTACAAACATAAAAGTCTACGAAAATGGTGAATCAGTTTATTCACCGTTTAGCGGAGAACTGACACCTCTCTTAGAGAGAGAAGTTATTTGGCTCGATTCAGAAGATGATATTCTTCTGGTAGGAATTGAAGGGGGTGAGAAACATGAAAAAGAATAAGATTTCCCTCAAAGAGCATAACGATAATTTTATGCTCATGTTTGCAGGGATGCTTATGGGCGCGAGTATTTGTGCTATTGCCCATCTGTTTGTTAGCCTGATTAAATAAGGCTGCGAAAGGAGAAAATCATGGCAGTTTTTCGTAAAAAATATAATGTGACTGGCTGTCAGAACAGTCATTTCTTCGTAACAATCGCAGGGGTTGTTACGACTACGCTTACTCAAGCGCAGAAGTTCACAATGGGGAATATCGTTGAGATAGATGCCCCAGTATGGCAGTTGTGCCAATCAAGACACGATAATCCCATTGCGAATATGGGTGGCTTGCTTCCAAAGTGTCTTACTAATCCCATGGACATGTATGGGATGAAGAAAGACATTTTGGATAAAATTAAGCCGTATTACGGCTTTGGTGACACTCTGTTTTGTGTAGTAACAGGGATGTCGTCTGCGTTGGTCGCACTGATTAACGCATGTTCTGCACTCGATGTAGAGCTGAAATTATTGCACTATGACATTGTTCATGAGTGCTATCAAATTCAGGAAGTAGAGAACTTCTATCTTTCTGAAAAGAAGGAGCTTTACGGTAAGAACAACATTCATCGCTCAAGAGACTTGCTTACAGATGCAATAACGTATTCAATTTCCAATTCTCGTTAAGGCTTCTAAAGGGTTGTGCCATAAACAGCCCTATTCCATGGGGAGCTTCCCCCCCAAAAAATATGTTTTGCCCATTAGGGCAGAAAGGAGCCATTATCATGGCAAACGCAAAAATTGAGAAGAGAGACGGCAAACTGTTTTTGGTGGCAGAGCTGACGAAAGAAACTCGTCAGTATGCCCGTGATGGCAGAGGTCATAACGCTGGCGATACGTATGAAGCGTTCATCGCTCATACCGCTGGTCTTGAATATGAAGGCAAAGTTTATCGCTTTGACCTCTCTATGCCGATGAAAGCATGGAAATCTGCTGATGACGCAGCGAAGAAAAAACTTCTTGCTACGCTGAAAAAGCTCAACGCAGATAAAGCGGCTGAGATGAAAGACGCTTCTGTCGAAGAGATTACGGAAGCCATTAAAGAGCATGTAGTAAGCATGCTCGCTGATATTCAGTAAGAGAGGGGGTATTTCTATGAAATACTCCAAAGAAGCGTTCGTTAAGGCTATTCTGCACGGTTGTGCTGATAGCTATTTCATTGATGACAATGGTCATGTTCGTACCAGAACAGCGACCGTTGCATACAATAGAGTAATTGTACGAGACGGTAAGTCTCGTACAAAATACTCAATCCCTGGTTTCATGTATATGTTAGCAGGAATTATGGGCGTACAGCCTACTTATGATAATGTGCTTAATGGATTGTGCACATTTACTAATGTTTTGGCAGAAGGGAGATAGAACCATGCCAGGAACAACTGACCTTTTATTTGCAAATTTCTCCAATAAACTTGGGAGAATCATTACAGGGAGAAACTGCTCCCTTTTGGATGATGGTCGTCAGAGACGCCATTTCGGTGTTGAAATCGAAGCGTGCGATTACAGGTCTAACACAAGTTACGTAGATTACGAGACTGCTAGCGCTGCTATCTATGAACTTTTTTCGCCGTTCGATAGTGTCGGTGAAGACCTGTTTAAGGTCAAAGACGATTGCTCTTTGGTGGGCAACCACTTCGAGATGGTGACTTCTCCGATGACCATGAGTCTGCTGAGAAGTCTTAATTGGGAAGATTTCTTTAGCTTTCTTCGGGATGCCAACTATAAACAGACCGATTTCAATCAGTATGACAAAGCTGGCATTCACGTACATGTGAATCGCAAATCGCTTCACCATCCGTTTGAAGCTGCTATAAACGCACTTGCGTTTATTACGAAGAACGACGACACTATTCGCCGGTTTGCTCGTCGCTCTGAGTATCAGTGGAACGATTGGTGCGGCATTCCATACGAACTGGCTGATAATATCGACCAGTACGTTGACGAGATTAAAAACGGCGACTACAGTGCTTTTGGATATGAATATACATCCACCATTCGAGTTGATGATACCCGATACAGAGCCGTCAACTTCTGCTCTTCCAGAACATGGGAATTGAGAATTTTCAATTCTACGCTGGAAGCTCAGGATATGCGTAATATTCTGGATTTTGCTGATGCTTTATGGACATTAGCGGATACAGACCGTTACGATATGAGTCTCGAGTCTATGCATGACAAACTGATGGAGCTTGGCAATCCAATCGCAGCCAATCAGATGTTTGAACCGCCGGAAGATACTCAGGCATCCGACGACTACGATTATCGCGATGATGATGATTATGATGAGGACAATGATTGGTAATTATTAAATAGTGAGCCTATTGAGTGTGGGTAACTCTGTTACCCATACTAATAGCCCCATTATTTAGTAGGGGTAGTATTTAGTGGCTACAGAAGTAGCAGAAAGAGGTGCTTATGTGCGTTATCGCTTTTTATCCGAAGGGCTTGCCGTTTAACAATGGCGAACTGAAAAACTGCTTCAAAAATAATCCGGATGGAGCAGGTGTAATGTGGCAGGATGGTGGTAAAGTCCATATCAAAAAGGGATTCATGAAACAGAAAGCTCTTTTTAAGTTCCTGAAAACTCTGCCTACAAACGTTGATAGAGTACTTCATTTCAGAATCGCTACGTCTGGTAAGGTAAGCGGTGCATGCTGCCATCCATTCCCAGTCGCAAATGATTTCAAGACGATGATGCAGACTGAGATTGAAGTTCCAGTTGCTTACGCTCATAATGGTGTACTGACTGATTACACACCTAAAGAAGGGATGAAATCTCCGTTTTCTGATACGATGGTCTTTGGTAAAGAAGTCCTCGACCATTTGGTTCAGAAACACATTGACCTGTTCGACCCAGTAATTGACGTTATGATTGAATCAACCATTGATGGTGACAGAATGGTTATCATGAATGATCATGAAGTCGTTACAATGGGGAAATTCATCACAAGTGCAGTCAGTGGTGCTCAGTATTCTAATGGCTCTTACTCTTACGATAGAAGCCTGTGGAAATCGTACACCTATGGTGGCGGGTATTATGATACTTGCGGATATTATCACGTCGGTTATAACACGAACACAACCGTACCCAAGAAAGATTCGAAAGAGAAAAGCACAAAAGGCTCCAAAAGCGTCACAATCGTGAAAGAAGAGGATAGCGATAGCGTTTGTGTTAGTTTCACCGCAGAGATTACGTTTAATCCATCAGACCATGCACTTGTTGGTTACACCCGTAACGACTATGAACAGTTTGTTCTGGATAATTTGGAAGCGTACAACATCTATGGTCTCGACATCGCCATTTCAGCGGTAGGAGAACATTCTATGACATTCACAGTCGAATGTATGGCGTATGCAGATGATGCTATCGCAGAGTTTCACAATATCTACGAAGGAAAAACCTTCCGTGACGTATGGGGGAGCAACGATTCTTTACATGATGTCAGCGTAGACATCGCAGTATCGGATGTTAATTTTGATACCCTTGAATAATTGGAAAGGAGACTAGCGCATGCCTAGATATTGTCAATTCGCGGAGGATGTCCGATTTCATCGTTCCTTAGTTAGTATGCCACACGAACCAGGGATTGTAGGAGTCGAGCTTTTTAATTCTCGTAATCGTTCATTGAGCCATAACATCAGAACTGTTATGCGTGACGTACAGGGTGCTATTGACCAGCACCAGTTCCTGCCAGATAACTTCATTTGGTGTACTCGTGAAGAATATGAGCATAATTGGCCGTATTTGGCAAACGAGTTACTGAAAGTATGCTCGAATATACCGGCTAGTTCCCCGATTACTCCTGCACTAAATATGCCAAAGTTTTCGATAGGCGTTACGAAGAATTTGGATATTATCACAAGAGACTCGAATGGCCGTTGGATTTATCTCGAGAAAACTGGTAACACTGTTGAGGCAGTTGTCTCTGATGTTGCACCTGATTGTCTCGTTATGTATCACGCTGGAGACAATGATGTATCAAGACATCTCTCGAAGAACAGATATTGGGTAACTGTTCGTGGTGGTAGTTATGTAATTGTAAGACCACCAATTAACTGCCCAGATGACATCAGTATTCCATACGGTTCATTTTTGAACTCACGGTTCGTGTTCCGTGGTGAAGATAGCTATATCATGGAATCGGGGTTTTCGACCCGTGTACTCCTGATTGGAAACGAAGAACTTACGACATTTTCGTATCCAAGATGCGGACTGTATGGACAGCTTGTCCTTCATGAGGATGACAGCAAAGTATACATGACACTTACGCCAGTTTACCCAGATATTTTCGGTTGTAAACTTACACGTAAGTACAGAGTCCCTATTATGTCTGCCTTTGATATGTCACCTTCTTCATTCTGTAACAGACTGTGTAATGCATACAACATCAATACGATTGATAATGAGTATGTAGACTGCCTGACTGGTGATACTCTTACGTATGAGCCGTATCCTACACTGTGCCATGGAATACCGACAAGAGAAACGTCGTTCAGAAACAATTTTGTAACTGAAGATGGCGTCCATCGTTCTGTATGGCTTCGTTCAATGTCTGTTGACGAAGATGGTAATAAGGTGTACAGAGATTTCGATGACGGATTCATAATGCATATACTGAGAAACGTTCCGTTTAACACAATACGGAATTGTCTTATGGAGTACGAAGGAGAAAGCTATCGGTGGGACGGTAGAAACTCTGCATGGATTCGTGCAGCTGATGCAGTGTGTATTCCACCAAGCGCTGCACGAAACGCACTTGATATATTTACACATAGTCAGTTCGTCCACTGTGTAGAATGTCCGCTCTGTCATTCAAAAACTATGTTAGACAGTAGGTATACGTTCACCTATTTCATTGACGGGAAGAAGTATTCTAAACCGATGTGTGACCGTTGCATCTCTACGCTTTTCGATGGTAATCCACTTGATATTCAGATTGAAGATGGTAGCGTATTGCACGTAAATGGTTGTGACGTATGCGGTTGCGATGGAGAATATACGCTGTCAAAGTGGTGGGTACGTGTACCTAATGAAGATGAAGGTATCATCGACGAGTTTGCAACGTGGAATCACGAAACACAGCAGTGGGAACTGATAGAAGATGAAGATGGTGCGGTGTACCTTGCTTTCACACCTAGGGGATACGTTCTCACCGAACGTTACTGCACTCACATCAATGGGTATTTCTACAAGCCAGAACCCATATTTTTCAAGGGCAATGACGAGAACACGCACAAGTTCTTCGGAATTGAACTTGAAGTCATGGACGGTGGTGAAAGTTCTAATAATGCGAAAGCAGTATGCCGTAACCATGAAGAACTGTATGCGAAACATGATGGTTCATTGACGAATGGTATGGAATTGGTATCACATCCATGTACCGTTAGTTGGCATTTAACGCATCTGTGGGCTGACGTTTTAACAAGACTCCGCACGTTGCGTTATCATGCTCGTAATGGCAGTGGTATTCATGTGCATGTGTCTAGAAAGTATTGGGAAAACAATGGTGGAACTTGTCATATTGCAAACTTAATTACGTTCTGCGATATGAACAGGGAAGCATTAAGGCTCTATGCAAATAGAGAGAAAGAAACGTTCAACCACTGGACGCATAGCTACATGTCTCCATCTACTACAAAGAAAGCCATCTCTACAACGTTAATGGAGTTAGGCGATACCGAAGATGCAATGCAGGACATGTATGAAAGATACAATGAAACTACTGACCATTATTCTGTTGTCAACCTGAGTAACGATACAACGGTAGAGATTCGAGCATTTGCAAGTACGTTGGATGTAAACCGTATGCACAGCATCATCCAGTTCGTTGACGTATTAACGGAGCTGTCTACTGAAGCAACGTTAGGCAACCCAATTACGTTCGGCCTTATCCAGGCGAGAGCACAGGATAAAGGATACACCACTCTGTTACAAGACCCGAAGTTCACCGAAGCTATCGAGGAAAGTAACCGTCATGTAGATACTCGTATTTGTTCCTAGAACAATACCAATTAGATGGCGTTAGTCTTATGAAAAGAAAGGACACATTCATACAAGCTGACAGTATGGGTATGGGAAAGACTGCACAAGCAATCGAGTACATGAAACAAACTACAGATTGTCACTTTATTGTAGTGTGTCCTTCTTCTCTTAAATCTAACTGGTGTCGCGAACTCAATGACTGGCTAGGCATAACAGTTAAACCCGACGTCTACACGGGGAATATTATTGTGACTAACTACGAGAAAGTAGGACGCATGATAGACATGATTGGTGATTATGTGTATAATTTTAAGGGGGTAATATTTGACGAAGCACACATGATTAAAAATGTATACGCTGGTAGAACGTATGAAGCTAAACGTCTTGTCGATAAAGTTGGTAATCCAATGATGTTGACAGGCACACCAATACTGAATAGGCCTAACGATTTGTTAGGCCTATTGTACGTTGGTGGCAAGCTATCAGAGTTCGGTGGTATTGATGCATACACACGGCGATACATTCCCAATGTAGAAAAAGACAATGCCATTTTCTATTGTAACTTTGCCCACCTCGATGAGCTACACGAAAAGATAGAACCTTTTATTTGTCGCCGTCGATGGTGCGATATCCGCCGCCCAGCCTTCCCGATTAAGAAAACAGAGGTGACGCTAGGTAGTTTTGCTAACGCTCCATTATCATCAGTCAACATCACTAATATACAGAAGGTAGAGACCGAGGTAATGAAACGTAAGCTACCTCTAGTTGTACGCTGGATTCAAAGGGATTATGATACGCATCATGAGCCGTTGGTTGTGTTCGCTAATCATCGGCAAATGATAGATGTATTAAGTGCGGTGTTTCCTAATAGCGCTGTAGTGTATGGTGGTATGACGTACAAAGAAAAGGAACAGAATATACAGAAGTTCCTGAATGGTGACGCCGATATTATCTTATGCTCGTTAGCTTGTGCTGCTTGCGGACTTAATTTAGTTCGCTCTCATAGAGTTGTGTTCGCAGAGTTCCCATGGACTAAAGGAATATACGAACAGGCTATTGCTAGATGTGCAAGACGAGGGCAGACTAAGACTACAGAAGTGTTCGCATTGATTATGGAAAACAGTTATGATAGGTATCGACTAGAACAAATGAGATGGAAGTCTGCAATAGCCGATGATATTATTGACGGAAAGGATAAGAAAGATGGAAGATATTATCTTGGTAATTTACCTCATAGTGTCCTTGCTTGTCTTGAAGATGGTAGTATAGATACATCACCATACTTTGGCATGGATATTTACTCCGATGAATTTACTATAGCTATCGGAGAGATGTCACGCGACTGGTTGCTTGCCAATACGCGAGTGAAAGGTGATGAGGATATATACTGGGAGTGTGTGTTCTGCTGCTTCACGCAATATGTATTCGGCATGGCTACTGGTATGTTGTTGCAGGGTTTGTCATATGATATATCTAACCTAAGCAATATGGATTTACTAGCAGATATGTCTGGCTATGGTGTGAAAACATTGCAAGCTAGATACACATGGTTCCTCAATCGGTGTAAGGAGTTAGGATTTGACCAGTCGTGGATATTCCTAGTTCGATTCAATTCATAAACACGGCATACTAAAAGGGCGTAACTCGTATGGGTTACGCCCTTTTTTATTTGTTTTCTATCGTCGTGATACTAGGGTTGTTGCTATCGCCCTCAAGTTCCAGCGTCTTAAAGCGTTGTAACAAGTCATAAGTAATCTTACTATCGGTGGAAATAAATTTGTTCTCAGTAACTTCTCTCTTATCAGGTGCTGCAAGTCCAGCTCTATCTAAGATGTCTTTGCTTGCGTTAAACCTAACAAGTTCAGAACGTGCGTTAAAGGCTAGGTCTTTTAGGTTCTCATAAATCAATGCACTATCATCAAGGAACTGCTGTCTCATTGCTTCTTGCTTATCCGCGATGAGTTCTTTCTGTACTTGAGTTAAGCCGCCCGTCTTTCCTATTGCACTTCTTGCCGTCTTAATTGGTACGCCAGCTGATACCTGTTCGACTACCTGAATGTCATCGTCAGTGACGTAGCGTTGATAGCTTCGTCCTTTTCTGCCAGCTTTCCCATCCTTACGATTAAAATGTTTATCTCCGTACTCTTTTAGTGCCGACAATAAATCACCTCCCTATATAGTCATGCCAGCATCCATCGCTAACTTTAACTGTTCATTCCACATAGGATTTAAGAATCTATTCTTAGTGTCACCACTCATTTGACAGATAAAATATCCCATAGGTAGCGGGCGACCGCCGCCCTTCTTAATGTAATCTGGATACGCCTGAAAGGATGGTTGCTTAATCTCCCATACTGTTCTAGCTACTGGGCATTTAGCAAATACATTATGCTGAATACTAATCTTTGGTGTAGCTGATGGTGCATGTCTATGTTCTTTCCATACGCAATCAGCATTGAAGTAATCGTATGCATCCTGTCTTACTACATGCTTATGAATAATGTAATGTACGTAACAATTCTTATTGACATTAAAGTACACAATACCCTGACTGCCCTTATACAAATTCCTATCACCTAAGAGCGAGGCTACTACACCTTCAACGCTGATATAGGTATCACTATATACTCTGTCTGGATGGTTGCCAGATATAATACCTAATAGTTTACCGCTATCATACAAAGGTTTAATGTCATCAACAAGTGCGTAGATTTGTTTATCCCCGCACAGAGTTTCCTCGATGATGCTGCCCTTGCTAGTTCTTGTCACCGTGTTAGTTGCATCGCCGCCGATTACAACCTTCACGTTATCTGGCAAGCTATTCAAGAACTCAATCTCATTTCTAAAATAGTCTCTGTCATTTAACCCTTCGTGAATATCAGATAACACGGCGAGATAACCGAAGTCACCTTCAACTCTGCACTGCATTACGTGTTGCTTTAATGTTTCTTGGATAACTTTTTCTTGTGTAGCCATACGTCCTCCAAATACTGTCTCATCTCTTTACCATACTTACCATTAAGTAAGTCACATCTAATATCTTTAATCCACTTATCGTACTCTTCGGTACATGGTTTACTTAATCGCTCTTGCCAATCTGGATACCTGTCTTTAATCGTAGAGAGGAACAGGTCTAACATACCCTGTTCCTCATTCTCGATTAAAGTTTCTTCTATGCTAGGGGCACAGGGTTCCTTGCACATGTAGTTCATTGGCATCTTGTTGAACATCTTGAGGGCGATGCGTGTTTCACAATACGCACACTGTCGTTCGTTAAGTCTAGTGATTCTCCTGATAGAAGAGCATACCTGTTTGTCGTTTAACTTACCAGCTCGGTACTCGTCTATCATACGATTCATAAACTTAACTGTGTTAGGCCCTTTCGCCACTCATATCACCTCTTACACCGCGCACCCCGACGCACCACACGAATCACACTGCCAGCAATGACCCGATAACTTTACGTTCTTGCTATGACATTCTGGACACTCCATATCTCTTGGTCTGTCCTCGACTTCTACTTCCTGAATAATAGGCTCATGCGAATCAAGAGTATACGCATCGTTCAATGTCATGCCCACTGCAAACCCTACGCTATCTGCGTTCAGCTTAAACAACTGTTTAATGATAGCATCAATGCTTACACCACATCGCATTGAGAGGGAGATAAGTCTAGTGATACCATCAACCTCATCCTTATGACGTTCACTGTTCACGAAAATCTCAAACAGTTTGTCATCTTTCCAGTTGACTGTGATATACAATTTAGTACCGTCACCCATCACCTGTGTGTAGGTTTTGCCAACGAGTGTACCAATATCACCACGGCGTTCTGGTTTAAGACTATCGTGAAGGATAGTAGGTTTCTCTTCCTTCTTACTCAGTCCAAGGATGTTACCTCTCGCACAGTTATCTCTGAATACAGTGATACCTTTGCACCCTGCTTGCCATGCCGCATCATAGATAGCAAAGATGTCATCAGGTGTAGCAGACTCTGGTAGATTAACCGTAGAACTGATAGAGTTATCTACGTACTTCTGCATAGTTGCCTGTGTCAATACGCGTCGAATCGGTTCGACGTCATGAGACTCGATAACATATGGGAACATCTTCTTAATATCCTCTGCACTCGTATCCGTTGGCAGCTCGTTTCTTACAAGCAAGTCCTCGATAGAATGTGAGAATACTCTGAACGTCTTGCCCTGTTCTTCAAGTTTGTGTGTAGTTCTTTCGTAATACAGCTTATAGATTGGTTCACAACCACCAGTATATCTACCAGCAAGCAGACTGATACTACCAGTCGGAGCAACGCTAATAATCTGTCCGTTAAGCAAGCCGTATTCCTTCACACATTTCTTTGTGTCATCATCAAGAGACTGGAAGAATTTAGAGCCAGCTGTCTTGTCGTAATCATATTCACCGAATGTATTGAAGTAGTCCTGGCACAGGAAAGATGATGCCTTCACTGCTTCGTTCGCAAGACAGTGAAACAATTTACGGGTAAACTCCAGTGCTTTCTCACTCCCGTATTCCATCCCAAGTTCCACAAGCATATCGGCATAGCCGAACACACCTAACCCAATCGGTCTCCAGTCACGGATGTACTTACGGTTCTCTTCATACGGCTGCTTATCATATGAGTAATCAAGTGCATCGTTCAGTGCTCGAACTGCAACGTGTACAGTATCAATGAACGAACCCCAGCAGAACTTGCCAGTGTACGTATCTACGAATTTAGCTAAGTTAATACTACCTAAGTTACATGAACCCCACGCACCAAGCGGAAGTTCAGCACAGTTGCCTGTCAGCATACCGTTAGCAATGAACGTATGGTTCTTAGGTTCATTCATGCAGTATACTTTATCAGCCATCGGAGATTCAGAGATAGATATTACAGTGATAAACCTAGATGCATCTCTGTTAGGATGGCATTCTGTATCAACTCTATGAGTATGAAGTCCGAGCTTATTCAGCTTGTACATGTGCCATGCTGCGATTGTCAGTCGATAGCAGTCCTGACAATGATACTTCTTGTACCCGCCTTTACCATCTGGCATAAGTCTATCTACCGCTTCCCTTACACGAGATACTGTAGAACGAACGCCAAGTGTAGTAAGCATAAGTTTCAGTTTATCCATAAATGGTTTATTGATAGACGTAATGCTTACGCTACCATCCTCAGAGTTACGGCTCCCGTCAGTGTCAATCAGTCCAGCTAAGAAGTTCAGTCTGTCGCTAATGCTAGTATCAGACATAGGGATGTAAAACTTTTCTTTCAGTACACCCTTCGGTACGAGCACTACATCTCTTCTGTCTTCGTGCCTCACATCTTCACTATCAATGTAGTTAATTAGATGTTTCTTGCTATCGTACAATGCAATGCTACGTCTACCAGTATTACCATCACCAGCATACACACCCTGTGTATACATCTGACTACCAGTACTATCGATGCTTACGTTATCCTTACCTACTACTGGGAGATGGAACTTAGCTAACTTTGTACCAACTGTCAAGTCTTCTGCTTTAATACGTTCTCCGTTAGCCAGTACCCATTTGTGATAATAAGTACAGTCAACGGATGAACCGTCTGAAAATTTAACAGTAAGCATAGGCATGTCAGTACCAGTCAGTTTAGGTGTAGTCAAACTCCACTCTTCACCGTTCCATACTTCTACTTCTTTATCAGCTAACGCTTCAATAGGCATGTAGCCATACTTAGTAAGGATTAAAGTGTCGCCTCTTACGCAAGGATTTGTCGTAAGAATATGGAAGTTATCATATCCAGACAGAAGATTATATTCGTTAAACCTATCAATGAACAATGCGCCTGGGTCTCCCCAATTCCACTGACATTCACAAAACTTCTTGAAGAACTCACGAGCCTTAATTGTTTTCTCAATGTGTTCACCCGTAGACTTCACATCAAACTTCAATGTGTATGGTTTATCACAGTCTACTGCAGTCATAAACTCATCAGTGAATTTAATAGACACATTCATAGACTGAAGCCTATCACCTTTCATCTTGGTATCAAGCAGCTCTTCGATATCAGGATGTGAGCAATCAATAGATACCATCGTTGCTCCGCGTCTACCGTGCTGACTGATAACGTTACCAGTCTCGTTGAACAAATCAAGGAACGACACAGCGCCAGTAGAACTCTTAGCTGCGTTGTTTACTTTAGCATTACGTGGACGGAGAATAGAGATGTCCGTACCAACTCCGCCACCCTTACTAAAGATACGAGCCATATGTTTGTTCGCTTCGTAGATTGCTTCGATAGTATCATCCTCGATAGGGACTACGTAGCAGTTACTACCTGCCGCATTGATTTCATTCTTGCGTCCTGCAAGGTACATAGTTCTTCCGCCGAAAAAGAAAGTACCACTAGCTAACATACGTTCAACCTTATCCCTAACGCTCTCGTCACAAATACTGGCTACCCTATGACAAAATGCAGCAGGGGACTCTATGTCATCCTTTGCATACTTAGCACGGAATACATTGTATGCTACTTCATCCTTTGCCCAAGTTACTTCTTCGTTACACATCATAATCTATCGCTAATCCCTTTCTTGTACTTAATTACTTTAATAGAATCATCTGTCTTTGGTAACGGGTACACATGTACTCGCAGGTCTTTGCTTGTTACGTTTTCATCCACCAGTTTGTTTACTTCATCCTGGTCGCTAGCTAACCCAACACATCTGGGCATGCCTCTGGAATCAAAGACAACAACTGCGTATCCGGTAAGTCGCATCTTCTAGCCTCCACTAACTCCTTAAAATACGGTAATCTTTTATACATCCAAGCACAGAAGTATCTCCATTCATCTAACTGATGATTGATTCTCTGCGTATACATTGTCATAAGCTGTAAGTAATTCGTTGTTACTCTAGCTTCTTCCAACATACCGACTGGCACAGAATAGATTAGCTCTCTCTTAATCTTCGGTGGCATTGATACTCCCTTGTACGTATTAAGCAAGTCATCTCTGTACTTAATAAAGGCATCAATCACTGGGCTAGTTTTACCCAGTGCACCAATCTCACTCTGTGCGAAATGGTTTGGTGTCAATACGAACTTTGGATTGGCGATGTTGTGCATGATAGACTGGCTCATAACAATCTGGAACCAGTGATATCTCTGTGCCTGTTGCCACCACTTGACACTAGCGACAATAGAGAACTGAACATTAACACCTGTAAGCATATTAGCTTCGCCACTATTCAGTGGTTTAGATACAAGGCTCTTCATTACTGTCATGCCGCGGTCAGCACTCAGTGGTGTACCATACGACAACCCAATAGCCTTCGCCGATTCTTCCAACCCTGTTACTTTCTCATCCAGAATAATCATTCTGTACCTACCTTCTTTCCTGCTCTATCAACTCTACCCTTATGTCTAGGGTTACGTCCAAATCTGAATGCGTGCAGTGGGCAGTTGACATTACCGCACTGAGCCACTTCATTCCTGTCATAGCATACACAATCAAGGCAGTGTAGCTTAATGGCTTTGAGTGGCGTTAGCTTACCGCTCGCAATCTCCTGTAACATCTTTGCTCTTCCTGCTTCTTCCTTACTAATCCTAGCCATTCAAATCACCTATTCCTTTTCTGTTTCGTATCTCGGTACGCCACGATTAAATGCTACGTTATTCTTCATGTCGAAGTACACTCTGTTCAGGAATTTAATAGCCGCTTCGAGCAGTCGGATAGCATACTGTACTTCAGCTACCTTTTCCCAAGCACCCTGACATTCTTCATCTGTAAGGGTATGCCTATCTCCTACTGCTACTTTGCTACTGTATTCCGAGGACTTCTCGGCAGTCAGTGCCTTTGCTTTCTGTTCTGTGAGCGCAAGTTCTTTATACATCCAAGCCACTCGACTATCGAAAGTTTCCATTAGCGTTGACGCAGTAACCATCAAGCGATACGCACTAGCTGGGTCATTGTCCTGTACAGTAGGATACTTTTCTTTCACAGCGTTATACTGTTTCAGAAGTTCATCTTCCATATTGTCACCTCAATTATTCCACATGTCAGTGTAGATACTGTCATCAATCTCAGCCATCTTTTCAGTAGCCAACTCACCGTCACGGACCTTATCACTCAGGTAGGATACAAATGCATCCTTTGCTTTGAGAAGATTCCGCCAACCCTCAAAGTCCTTCGGGTCACATGACAGGATGTTGGAAATGATAGCCTTATTATACTGCTCATCGAAGTCACCCAATAATTCAAGCATCTTCTGAGCGTCATGTCCGAGCTGTTCGTTCAAGGCTAACTGCTGCTTTTCAGTCATCGAGCTTGTTAATTTCTACGGCATTTACTTTGGCGGCGAGTTTCATAAGCAGCTCCTGTGCTTTTTCATACGTGCTGACGATAGCCAGAATCTGTCCACGGCTGGAACCATCTGGAATACCCATCAGCATATACCCAGTAACCTCATTGTTTTCCTTGTCTTTCATAGCCTTAATGTACAGGTCTACAACTCTCATCATTTTGTTTTCTTTGTCGGATACTACAAACATATTAAACACCTTTTGCCTTTCTGCAATCATAGAAGATATCATATACATCTTCTCTCACACAATAAATGTTATCTCTATAGTTATAACCTAAGACAACTATGTGGCTGTTGTCTTGATTGAAAAAATTATGCAACCACTTGTTACGCTTGTCCTCTTTCTCTACGATGTTTATCTTACCGCCACACAGGTAAGATAAGAAAGCCTCGTCGCTCATCATGTAACAGAAACCTTTATAGTGGTAGCAGTCTACGTCGGGTAACTCATTGAAAAGTTTCTCATGCGTAGACATGTGCTTACATTCGATAAGGTACTTCTCGTCCTTAATCTCTACCTGTAGGTCAGCCGCCAAGCTACTACGTAGGCAATGGATTAAACCGCTGGACTTGAGTGCGCCACTCATCGGTGTCTTATAGACAGGCAAACCCATGGCAATCATTCGAGCCAGTACCCTACGTTCAAACGTCCTACCACTACGTCGGTTTCGTTTACCCATTGCGACTCTTAGTGGGTCTTTTCGGCGTGTCACATGTAGGCTCCTCTCCATAATAACTATACACTTCGTTATCCTTGAGCGCATAGAGTGCCATCAAATCGTACACGATGCAGTCGATAAGTTTGCCCTCTACATCATAACAGTTAATGCCATGATAGAGAAGTGCAAGGTCATTCTTGTCTTTCATGCTGAAGATGGTACGCAGTACATCATCCCTAGTCGGCATTCCACCGACACGTCTAGCAGCTGCCTTGTATACGGTGTCGAGAATGTTACCATTGCCAACATACTCTTCAGCCTTAGTGACAATCTTATCACGGATATCATCAAACAGGTCTGCTACGAAGTCGTAGTACACATACAAATCGTTCGGTACTCTTGACGTGCCCTCGTCAATTACATCCTTGTTCTGCTCATCTTTAGCCGCGTAAAGATTTGCAAGAGCAGGTGCTACGATAGCCATGAGTTTCAGATAATCAGGCTTATCAATTCGCATTCGCGTTTACCTTTCCTTTCCCGGTATACTTGTTAAGAACTCTTACGACATCAGCTACCTGTTCGTGGTCTTCAATGCCAAGGATTGTCAGAAGTCCGCCAAGAAGTACCTTTGCCGTACCATTACCATCCACGTTAGTGTCAAACCCAATGTCGGCACTACCATCTTCTACGTCTTTCCACGTTACTGTTACTGTCTTAGTTGATGTATCCTTCATGTTTATGTCCTCTCTTGTCCTTAAAATCTTCTACCATATCCGCCATCGTTTCAAAGATTTTGGTAGCTTCATCCTCTGTCATTTCATATGTAGCCATCAGTCCAAGGAACAATGCGGTAGCAGTCATTGGCGTTTCTACGTCAGAGTCTACCTTAATATCTACGCCCTGACTAGAGATTGTAGCTTTTACTGCAACGTTCATTTCCCTTTTGTCGTTAAGTTTGTATGTTACGTTATTCATTTTATGTCTCCTTCGTGTTTGCATATGGGCATTTATCTTTTACGTTACAGAACCTCTCACATTTCATACCTCCCCAACGCTCTCTGTAACTACACTGCTTTGGAAGTAGCCCCGTCTCCATTGCGTGTACTAAATTGTCGGCTTTCGCTTTCATGTATTTGCTAACCCAGTGGTCGCTAATCTTGTTTACTTCTACCAGATAGGCTGGCTGCATAACGCCACGGGATTCAGCCATATAAGTATTACCATCGCGCACAATCATCTCGCATATCATCTTCTTCGCCGTCTTGCCCAGACACTTCTGTAACTTCATGCGATAATCATTCAGCTGGATTGCGAGGTCAAGTCTACCGCTACCATGTACTCCATCGTATGTGAAGTACGTTCTGTACTTTGGTTTACCATTCTTGTATAAACCAACCTGTTCCTTATGCTTTACAGCACCAAGAACCTTAGCCGCTTTATAACTCCCGTAGGTTTTGTCATCGTACAGGTAGCCAGTGTTCTCCTCGTCAGTTGCTTCTTCATCGAAATAGTCAAACGCACCAGTAGAAACTCCATCGTCCAACCGTTTCTCTGTCATTGCATTTCCTTCTGTGTTATCTTCCAGTGCTTCATGTACTGTAGTACCATGCAATGCGAACACCGACTGCATCGGGTCAATCGTGTACGGCTCTGTCAGTTTCAAGTATTCTTCCAGCGTACCATTCAGTAGCTGTGTTGTACTAGGTCTGCCAGTCCATCTACGTTCGGCGGCGATAGCTAACAATGCTCGTCTAGATAAGCACCGACCGCATGGTACGTATGGCATACCAGTTGTAGGGTTCAGCTTACCCTCTAGTCGGCAATGCTTTAAACATTCATTCACTGGACATTCTCTTCCGTCTGGGCATCTGTAATGTGTAAGTGGCATTAGTCTTCATCCTCACAATCTTCTAGTACACTCTTGTCTCTGTTCCACTTCATCATAAATCTAGTAGAACCTAACTGATAACCTCTGACTTTCGCCAGATTAAATCGTGTAACGCCGTGCCATTTCTGCTCTGCCTCAAGTCCGATTCCTGGTCTCAGGTCTGGTCTCCACATGAGTAAGCAGATGTCAGCACTCGCTTCGATATCACCGGCTCCTTTCAGCAAGTTCATCGTTGGTTCTTCGTACTGATTACTCTGACGATTCAGCTGGCTCAACATTACGAAGATTAAGTCTTTGTCTTTCGCGATTCTCTTCATCGCCTTTGCCTGTTGAGCAGCTCCGTCATACTCCTCAGTACCTTTCAGGTATTGGAAATAGTCACAGACAACCATGTCTACTGGTCTATCGAACAACCCTTTGGCGTTGATAGCTGAGATAGTTCTATCAATCTCATCCATGGTTACTCCGTTCTTATCTATAATTATAAGCCTATTTCCAATTTTGTCAAGTTGTTTTTTTATCTCTTCGGAGTTAGCGAAGTGTTCTCGCACCTGATAGAACGGACAGCCAATCAACTTAGCAAGAATCCATTCAAGTACATTACCCTTACTCATTTCCTGCGAAAAGAATACAACTCGCATGTCATTGTGTAAGATACTCTTTAAGATATAGTCGATAGCGAAAGAAGTTTTACCGCTTCCGCTATACGCTCCCACGACAACCACCTGTCCTTTCATAATACCACCAACACAGCTATCAATACCAGCGATACCCGTCTTGAATATTCCCTTCTCGTACAGTTTGCCAAGGTCTCCTAAGCAATCGTACAAGGTAGCCGCACTGTCGGTTAAAGAATCTACTTCATCGCCGTCAAGGTCGAACGCATCTTTCAAATCCGTTGCATCTTTACCCCAACGCTTTGCTAGAATATCAACCAAGTCTGCCTTTACCATCTGGTTCTTTACAGTTTTCATAAACTCTGTAGCGTATGAATACTGGTCTTCGATGGAGTTACATTCGTCCAACTTACGGACAAGAACAAACTGGTCGATGTATACTGTCGGCAATCCCTTAACGTCTACGCCATTGACTAACGCATCGTTCATATCCTTACACCCATCGGGTAGAGGACAAACCCTGACGTTAAAGTTTGTTATACTGTTAAACCTTTCACGAACTCTGTCGATATGTTTCAATCCAGCTTCGTCCATGTCTGGCACCAGTATAATCTGCGTGTTGGGTGGTACGGTCTTATTCAATAACTGAATCTGTTCCTTACCAATTTCCGCTCCACAATATCCAGCGGTTGGCAACCCCATTTCAGTACCAGACATTACGTCGAAGTACCCTTCCACCAGATAAAGAATACCACCACCAATCTTGCGAGATACGTTCAAGCCATATAGTGTTTCACTCTTGTCAAACACTTCACTGTTCTTTGAGTTCTTGTACTTGTATTTCGCATTGAAGTATCGCTTAGCGATAGCGACTGGCTGGTCGTTGACATTATAAATCGGAATAACCAAACTACCAGATGCTTGTTTATCTGCACCGAGATGGAATAGTCTAGCTACCTCTTCTCCAATTCCTCTCTTACTCAGATAACTCTGAAGCTCTTCGTTCGATTCAAGATTGTGGCTGGCTGTCACCACTCTATGTCTATAGTCCTGAATCAAATCTCTCTGTCTTACGTATTCCGCATTAGTTGACACATCAATGTTCAACATGTCAGCTAACTTTTCAGTAGCGGCTTCGTATGTTATGTGCTCGTATTCGGCAACAAAGTTAATTACATTACCGCAAGCTCCGCACGAGAAACAGTAGAATGTTCCGTGCGGAAATACGGTAAATGCAGAAGCATTCTCTCCGCCATGGATTGGGCAAGCCCCTCTCCAAGTGTTGCCTGTTCTCTTGAGTGTTGTGTACTGACTAACATAATCTGCCAAATCTACTTTCGCTTTAATAACACTTTCGAGATTACTCACAACGTCACTCCTTATCTATTAACTACTGTCTGCATTGCAATCTTGAGCTTAGGGTCTAACCTATTCATGTTACTCAGGCACCACTGTATGTATTCTTTCGGTACTTCGCTCAGGTGTTTGCCCATGTGCTTACCGAATGGGAACACCATATCCTCTACTGGAGAAGCTCCGTTATCTTCTGTGAACGGATTGTCATCATCGAGCGATGTAGCAAAGTCGTCGAATGAGTTTGCAATTACTGTATCGTCCACTGGTGTACTGCTCATCTCTGGTTCCTGCGGCTGTACGTATCCTTCTGGCAATGCCCACAGAGGAAGTTTTGGTTTACGAACTACGTTACCCCAGTTATCAATCGGTGCCCATGTTACAGGCAGGTCATACAGGTACCTACCAATACCCCACGCTGATGCGGCTCTCTTAAACGCACCAGACAGACCACCCTTAAATGCTTCAAAGTCTGTAAGATTTGCACCATCTTCTCTAGTGTACTTCTCACCACCACTATAGAGTGTGATTGCACAGATAAAACCCTTGATAGGTTCTTCGGTATCGAACCCACGACGCTGGCGTTTGACCGTACCCATGTCGATTGGTCTATAATCTACGCTCCACCCATCAATCATGTTACGGTCTACCACTTCGTCCAGTCTATTAGCGATAGCTCGTGCATCAATGTACGCCATAGCCATGCCTTTAGTACCATCCTTACTCTTCTTCTGGATACGCCATTCAACATCCTTTGGGTCAAAAGGTTTCTTTAATTCTTTGAGTACGTCTGCAAATAATGCCATGCTTATTCTCCTTTGTCATGTAAAAACGTATTAGAAATCATAATACCAATAATAGCTCCGAGCAGTGAGCCGATAAATGTTTCAACCATCTTGTCACCCCCTTCACTGTAAACAGTATACCACACTTCAACCAATTTGTCAAGCAGTTTATTTCTAAACTTTTCCTAAACTTTCTTGATGGCTGGAGTGAAATCAACAATCATTGTCCCTCTAAGTTTCATAAGATAAGTCCTATCAACTTCCAATGTGCTACCTTTGTTATCAAAGATAACTAACTCCTTGACAGTACCATCGACAACGCCAGTAACAAAGTGCATAGGCTTGCCTTGTCTAGTCTTGTGTGCTTTACGTTTAGTTACTGTGACAAGGAAAATACTCTTCCCATCACACAAATCAGAAACGTAATCATCAACAGTAGAAAAAGAGTATCCGATAGAGGCAAGCTCCATCTCTCCATTAGACTGGACGTCGCTCTGATGCACGAACTGGAAAGGCGGTTTACTCTTTCGAGAATCTTTAACCCAATCAATGTACTGTAACAACTCCTCTCTGTTACCTTCGACTGCACCAGCTTTAACTATAGACTCAAGCACCCTACGATTCGCACCTTTGTTGTCCTCTATCCACTGCTTACCATCATGATTGAACGTCAAAGTATCAAATGCATTTCCTACGTATTTCAACATGTCGAATCCTAGGACTATGTGATTACTCCTAGGCACATAGGTATGCTTAAAAACGTCGTTATTCAACGGTGTTTTTGAGCATTTTAACGATTTTATACTCGGCGGTTCAACCTTAACTTGCATTAGCAGGGAGTGTGAAATATACTTGGCTACCTTAGCTCTGTCATCTTTGTTGTACTCAAGCAATGAAGCCATATAGTACGCTGGATAATTAGCTTTAAGGTAAGCTGTTCTCCATGATGTTAATCCGTATGCAACTGCGTGTGACTTGTTAAACAGATAGTTAGCTGACTTACTTATACTATTGGATAGGTAGTCGATGACATCCTTTGGAACGCCATGTTTAAGTCCTTCTTCTTTGAACTTCTCCATAGCTGGTTCCATTTCGGAAACAACTTTACGTCCGATAATCTTACGCAGGATATCCGCTTCACCAAGTGAATAACCACACAGAGCTTGTGCTATCTGCATTACCTGCTCTTGATATAAGATTACGCCGTATGTATCTTTGGTAATCTCGTCATACGCTGGGTACAAACTCTTGACTGGCTTGCGTCCAGTTCTTCTATCAACGTAGTCCTTAGCCATACCACTATCAAGTGGGCCTGGTCTACACAGTGCCATGACAGGTATTAAGTCTGCCGCACCATGGATAGTAATAGAACGGATAAAACCTTTCATCGCAGCAGATTCAATCTGGAAACAACCTTCTGTCATACCGCTATTCAACAACTCACATGTTGCGTCGTCTCTCTCTGGTATGTTATTCCAAAGTTTCTGCGCATCCGTACACATCATGTCAGCCATTCTATGTACGATAGATAACTGCATAAGTCCAAGCATGTCTAGCTTCAAACACCCCTGTGCTTCAAGGTCGTGATAGTCGGTGGCACAAACAAAGTCATCTCCCTGTCTCTCTATCGAGCACCACTCAGAAGGGTCTCTAGGGAATACCATAACGGCACTGGCATGCATGCCATAAGACTGTAAACGTCCAAAGAAATGCCGAGCCAAAGTTCTGAGTCTCTCATCTTTTACTCCTTCCCATGTTTGAAAATTGGTACTAATCTTGTTCACGTAACTTGACGGTAATCCAAGAGCTTGTCCAGCCCTTTTGATAGCCGCCTTCTCCTGCATGTAATTCATTGTACGCACATGGTAAACGTCACCGTATTTCTGTCGAACATACTCTATAACATCGTCTCTCTTGTCACTCTCAAAATCAACGTCTATATCGCAAGGGGTTACACGCTGTTCGTTACAAAAACGTTCAAAGACGTTATTCCATCTTACAGAATCTACTTGAGTAATACCCGCGAGATAAGCTGTGCAACATCCACCAACAGATCCCCGACCCAGCCCAGTAAGAATACCATGCTCATTGCAATAACCCATAATATCTTTGATAATGCACAGGTAATTGAGATAATCGCACCGCCGAAGCACAGGTAACTCTCGTTCAACTCGTACCACATAATCATTCTTATTCGCTCTGGCTCCCATGTGCAACCGTCTCCACCCTTCGTTGCACCAATCGCGAACTTGTCTTTCAGGGTTTTCAGTATTGTACTTAGGATAATTGTCACCCCCTTCTGGAATTTCAACGTTACACTTGTGAACGATGTTGCTGGCTTCTTGAATCATGGCGCTAACCTGTTCTTCACTGAACCCATCTCTCATCATTCTCTGTGTAACTTCTTCACCATCCATCATGTAAAAATCGTTACTGCTATAGGCGTCACCAGCCCCCCTGATGCTTACCCACCTAGCGTGATAAGTAGCATCAGCAGGGCTAGAATAGTGACTATCGTTAGTAACAAGCACGTTATAACCGTGAGCCGCAGCACAATCGTAAACTTGCTTGTTGTATTCTTTCTGCTCCCTAAACTCATGCGGCTGTACCTCCATGTAGAAATCACCGCCAAACAACTTAGCGACACTATCAACAACATCGGGATAACGATTAAAGAACCCAGCTATACATGCGGTAGTACAAATCAGTCCTTCATGGTACATCTCTAAATCTTTGATGCCTATTCTAGGCTTGCGATAGAACTGATGTGCCGCCACAGTAGACAGTCTGTATAAGTTCCTAAGTCCACCAATGTCTTTAGCTAACAGTATGATGTGGGCATTATCCCCACTCTTCATCTCTGGCTCTGGGCAAAAGTAACCTTCCATACCGAGGATAGGTTTGATACCAGCCTGTTTGCAC